GACGACATGATTACCGCTGGATGTAAGCGCATCGTGTTCGACATCAGCTCCGGTGGTGGTGAGGCATTCAACTGCCTCCAAACTGCTGATGCTATCCGCAAAATGGCTGACGATAACGGAGTCTACCTGATTTCGTACGTTCAGGATTGCGCTGCTTCTGCTGCTTACGCTCTGTGCGTTCTGTCAGATGAAGTGGTATGCCATCCACAAGGTCAAGTCGGAAGCATCGGTGTGCTGATCGCCCTGATGAACAACAGCAAGCAGCTTGAACAAGCAGGACTGACACGAACGTTCGTAACGGCGGGAGCCAATAAGATTCCGTTTGATGCAAATGGCGAGTTCCGGGACGAGTTTATCGCATCTCTGCAAGAGAGTGTGAACGAGCTGTACGGTGAATTCGTAGCGCACGTTTCGAAATACACGGGTCTTTCGGAAGAAGAAATCAAGGCTACAGAAGCTTCGATGTTCCGTGCAAACAAAGCTTTGTCGATGGGCCTGATTAACTCAGTCATGACCAACGAAGAGTTCGCTGAATATCTATCGCAATAAGGAGCCACTTTGAAAGACGTACTCAAGCGTATGTTCGGCAAGACCGAGCCCGCAAAAGCAGAATCAACACAAGAGGGAATTGACACAATGGCCGACGCCACAAATGACAACGCCAGCCTTTCGGCTGAGCACGAAAATCAAGTAGCGGCGCTTCAGGCTACGGTAGCAGCACTAACCGAGCAACTGAATGGCAAAGCTGCTGAACTGGCTGACAAAGATTCGAAGATCGCTGAACTGACCGCACTGGTCGAAGCAGCTACCGAATTCAAAGCAGCACAAGAAAAAGCAGCAGCCGAAGCAAAGGTTGTGGCACGTACTGCAAAACTGGCAGATGTGGTCGGCACAGAGCAAGCAGCAAGTCTGCAAGCAGCGCTGGCATCTCTGGACGATGCAGCATTTGACGTAGCAGTCGGTGCTATGTCGAACAAACTGAAAACCGAAGAAAACTCGACGGCTTTCAAAGAGGTTGGTGTCGAAGGAAGTGCCGACGCTACCAAACTAGCTGCGGAAGCATACGGTGGTAAGACTGCCGATTATCTGCAAGCCATCGTTCGTAATGAACTTAAATAACCCAATCAAAGGAAAATAGATATGCCAGTTATCGCAACTGAAGGCCAATTTGACCGCTACAGCAGCCTTGTCAAGTACATCGCTGACAAAGAAAAGCCAGAAGTCCACAACGAAGTCGTGACTGTGAACGAAGCAGCTCAAAAGACTTACGCTCTGGGAACTGTGCTGGGCAAAGTGACCGCTACCGGCAAGTACAAAATCTGCGTGCAAAACGCCGCTGATGGCTCGCAAACCCCTGCCGCAATCTACGTCGGTGAAGGTTCGCTGGGCGCTGTGACTACGCTTACTGTGGCTGCTACCACAGACACTAAAGTTCTAACGCTCGCACGTGGACGCGCAATCGTCTCTGCTGCTGCACTGAAACTGGATGCCTCGTTCAGCGATGCTACCAAGGTTCAGGCTGCGTACGACGCCCTGAAAGCTATCGGCATCCTTGTCGAAGCCGCTAACTAATTTTTGTAAAGGAATACTAAATGCCTATCGTACGTTCATTCGGTAATGCTTTTGAAGTTCAAGACTGGACTGCTGAAGTCAACACAGTACCGAACCAGTGGGGTCTGATCGGCCAACTGGGCATCTTCAAAGAAGAATCGGTTGCCGAGCACGTGGTTGTGTTCGAAGAAATCATCAAAGACGGTGCGTTGATCGTTGACCGCGTTCGTGGTGATCGTTCCAACGTCGGTAAAGATGCACAGCGCAAGCTGCACACCTTCGCCGTGCCGCACTTCCCAATGGAAGATGCGATCTTCCCGCAAGACATCCAAGGTAAGCGTGCTTACGGATCGAGCGATGTCGAAACCCTTGATCTGGTCCGTGCGCGTAAGCTAGCACGTATCCGCCAGAACCACGCGTGGACTCTTGAAGTCGCTCGTGCTCAGGCAATCACTCAGGGTACGGTGTACGCACCAAACGGAACAGTCACGCAAGACTGGTATCAGGAAATGACTGGCGCAGCTCGTCCTGCCGCTACGGACTTCCTGCTGGGTACTGCTGGTACTGAAATCGCTTCGGTCATCGAAACCGTTCTGGCGAAGATTCAGGACAGCTCCGGCGAAATCAACTACACGGGCGTGGTCGCTCTGTGCGGTACTACGTTCTTCCAGAAGCTCGTGACCCACGCGAACATCAAGCAAGCGTATCAGTACTACACTTCGACTCAGGAACCGCTGCGTCGTCGTCTGTCGAGTGATGGTAGCGCAGTTGGTATGCGTCGTACGTTCGAATTCATGGGCGTGACGTTCATCGAAATGCGTGACAACCTTGCCGGTACTACGCTGATCCCGGCTGCTGAAGCTTACTTCGTACCGACTGGTACTGAGTACTTCAAGACCTACTTCTCGCCAGCTAACCGTTTCGGTCTGGTGAATACGCTGGGTGAGCAACTGTACGTGTTCGAATCGATGGACCCGAACGGCACTGCTTACAACTACGCAAGTGAGTCGAACTTCATCAACGCTCTGCTGAAACCGCTGACCGTTGTGAAAGCAATCACAAGCAACTAATGCTTGAAAACAGACCCTTCGGGGTCTGTTATTTCTGAACGTTACGGAAAAATGGAAGTACAAGGTAGCGTTCAGAAATAACAGAAAGGATAAACATGGCACTTCTTGATCCAACACAACCAATCGGAAAGATGCGCCTGCGAGTCGGTGATTTCTCCGACATGCCGCTGATGCCTGATTCGGTTTATCTGTCAGCTCTGGCAGATTCAAACAACAACATCCCGAAAGCTAGCGTACTGGTTGCTACGTATATTCTGGCGATGCTCACATCCCAGACACACCAGAAACTAGCGCAGATCGAAGTGTTCGGTGCAGAGTGGTTCAACAACTACCTAGCATTCGTTAAAGCTACGATCTTGAATCCGAACTTCATGGATATCTCTCCGATGCCATACGTGGCACAGGTGACGAATGAATGCGGTGAAACGGTCGAATTGCCACTGGTGCAGTTCCAGAAGGATTGGAACGCTAACTACGTGACCACGACGCAATCGCAAGACATGCACTTCGAAGCAGGATACGGAAATCTGGCAAGCGCAGCGAGGTTCTTCTAATGATTGATCCGCTCATCCGAACAGTGTTGACGATGATGAGCCGATACGGCGGGGATGCACGGCTGGTAGTCGATACAGGCGAAAGCACGTACGACCCCGAAACGTCGAAGACTACATCGGCAATCAAAGAATACAACATCCGCGTCCTTGCACAAGACTACATCCAGAAGACCAGCGGCATCACAACGCAGCTAGGCACACTGGTGAAAACCGGAGACAAACAGTTCTTCATTCAACCGGACGAAGACGTACCAATGCCACGCCCCGGAGTTGACTTCATCGTCTTCGAAGGTAAGCAGTGGACTGTAACGACGATCAAAGACTACAACCCTTCCGGGGCCAAATCTTACGTCTACGAAGTGTACGCGAGGTTGTAATGGGATTCGCTGCCTCGATCCGCAAACACAATACGAAGGTCAAGCGGGAAGTGAGCGAAAAGGTTCTGACCATTGCCACTGAGCTATTCACTGAGGTTGTACACGGTACGCCAGTAGACAAGGGTATCTTGAAGAACAACTGGTACGCAGGCACAGGGAAGTCGTATAACGCCTCCTACAACGCTTCGTCGGCCAGCAAGGACGGAATGGTCAGCCTGACACAGATCACGTCTCTACGGACCTATACGGGCTTCCTAGGACGTGACGGCAGTGTAAGCCTGTCCAACTCTACGCCGTACGGCTTCCGCGCTGAGTACGCCGGTTGGCCTGCCCCTGAGTGGACTGGACGTGTCGGGCCGTACGCAATGATCGCTAAAGCCTTCATCACAGTGGTTCCGAAATATAAGAGGCCGTAATGTCCGCTAGATCAGAAATCGAAACACGAATCAATAACTGGGCGAAAGCGCAAGTGCCTCCGATCCCAGTCGCCTTCGAGGGCGTAAGTTTTACAAAACCTGCTGGCCCGTATCTTGAAGTATTCATGCTAGGCGGGAACAGCAAAAGCAGGAACGTAGCTGCGGACGGCGTACGAACGTACGGAATCTTCCAAGTGAATTGCTACGCTCCGGCGAACAAAGGAATGGGTGAAGTGGAAGCGTTGCGAGACAACATCGTAGCACTTTTCCCTGTACTACCAAAGATGGGGACCGTCAGTATTGAACAGCCCTTGAGTTGGTCTGGTAGCGACGTAATTGACGGGCACGTACTCGTACCTGTCCGTGGCAACTACCGAATTGAATCATAACAACTTTTCTTCGAAGGAAAATAGATGGCAAACATTAACGCACAAAAGACCACACGTGGCGCAGCAGTTCTAACTGCAACCCGTGTAGCCCTGTCAGCGTCCGACTCGTTCACGTACACACCAAATACAAACCAAGTACTGGAGCTGCACAACAATACTGCTGGCTCGCTGACTGCGACTATCAAGGGTAGCGCTCCTTCAGCAGCTTACTCTGTACCGGGAGCTGGTGGACTGACTGTCGACCTGAGCGCAGGTTTGGCTGTAGTGGTCCCAGCAAACACAAGCAAATTCGTCAACCTCGACTCTATCGCTGCTTATCTGGCAGGCGATGGAACCGTTTCTATCAACGGTGCGGCAACCATGACCGCCGTAATCCTGACTAACTAATCACAAAGGAGTAATTAAATGGCTGTTTCTAAAGTCCGTACCAGTGCTGGTACAAAGTTCTACGTTTCTGACCCGATTTCGGCCCTGTCGGCTACCTACGATGCAGTCACGTTTGCGACCGGAACGTATGTCGAAGTCGCTGAAATCACCGACCTAGGCTCGTTCGGTAAGAAGTACAACGTTGTTACGTTCAACCCGTTGGGCGACCGTAAGACCGTCAAGCGTAAGGGATCGTACAACAACGGTACGCTGGCTCTGAAGCTGGGGGACTCGATTACCGACGCAGGCCAAATCAAGATGAAGGCCGCTGCTGACTCGGACAGCTCGTACGCATTCAAGGTCGTAACCCAGTCGGGAACGGTCTACTACTTCACTGGACAGGTGATGGGTTGGATGCTGGAAGTTGGTTCGGTTGACCAGATCATGGGCGCTTCGACTGACCTCGAAATCGACAACGACATCGTTGTGACCAACGCTCAAGCGTAATGACTAGCCGACCTTCGGGTCGGCTTTTTACTACCATAGCTTTCTACGTAACACTACCAAAATTTGACAAAGTGTCGTACGTAGTGTACAATCGAGGGTATCTACGTAGAGAGCTACGTTAGTAAAAATACAGGCAAATAAATGCCGCAACCTACCACATAAAGGACTATACCATGTTTGACGTAAAATCGCTAGCAATCAAAGAATCTACCGTTCTGCACCTGAAGAACCCGTTCACCGACGACTTCCTGTTCGTGAACGACAAGGGCGAACTGGATGCCAAGGGCAAGAACCCTGTCACCGTCACCGTCGCTTCGACTGGCTCGCGTGAGTACCGTCTTGCTGTGAACGCGATGATTAATCGCAGCATCAAACGCGGCAACAAGAAACTGAACGCCGAAGAACAAAAGGCTGAAGGTGTCGAACTGCTGGTAGCTTGCTGCCTCGATTCGGAAAACCTGTCGTACGACGGTGAGCCGGTCAAAACGGATGCGCAATTCCGTGCAATGCTGAGCGATGATTCCATCGGCTTCATCAAAGCGCAAATTGACGAAGCACTGGGAACTATCGAGCTTTTCAAGTAACAGTCGATGAGGCTGAGCTTTACGTCCGACAAGAGGCGTATTACAACGCTATCCCAGACGGCCAGAAACTCAGCCGAGCGGAGCAAATAAGGCAAGCAGCGCTAAGTAGTGTTGCTTCGCTGGACGACTCCGGGGACGAAGACGATGATGGTTCGATCCCCGACACGCTTGATGTATCAGTACAGGAGCTACGAGAAATTCCAATGCCCGAGATTTCCTCGGCGGCGGGGTATCTCGTGGCTCTTTTGCATTCTGCTGGTGTGGCTAGCGTGACAGGAATGGGATTGGCCGGGTTGTCATGGCAGGAAATTGAAGCGTGGGCACGCTGCAACGATATGGTTGGAATCTTGAGCCCCAAAGAGTACAAGGCAGTCTACGGCCTTAGCAGAGCGTACGTAGCGGAACATGCAGCCGCTTCGAAGAAAGGTGCGAAACCTCCGTACGTTAAACCAGTAGAAACGAAAGATGAAGTTGTGCGTGAGATGGTCGAAACGAAAGTGGAGGATGTGTTCGCATCGATGCTGATGGCACAAAAACGAGAGTGATTTTTATAAGGAACGGGAATGGCAACACAAGATATTAGCCAACTTGTTGTCGATGTAAAGAGCCAAGGTATCCAGACTGCCGCAAATCAGTTGGACAAACTGGCTACATCCGCCGACAAGGCCGAAGTCGCTGTCAAGAAACTTGGCACGGCTGTGGTAGGCGTAAATGGCATGATGACAGGGGGTGTGGCTCAAACCGCAGCCCTTATCGGTGCTATTACGTCCCTAACCGTCGTAATCAACCAGATGTCCCAGACTCAAACCCGTGCTACCGCAACGACACGAACAAATAACGAAGCAATGGCTGAAGCACATGCCCTCGCTCGCGGTTTGTCCGGGTCGCTAGGCGCACTGTGGGTTACGTACGGAAACCTTGCTGGCATGGGTATCGGTATCGCTATTGGTGCGTCCTTGAAGGGGATCGTGTCGGTTGGTAAGGACGTAGAGCAAACACTGGAGTCGATCCGTGTTCTCGGCGGTGCGTCGATGGAAGATGTCGCGAAAATGTCGGCAACGATTAACGATCTGGGTAAAAGCTCGCAAGGTCCGAAGGAAGTAGCGGAAGCCCTAAACGTCTTGACGCTGGCGGGTTTGAACGCTAAGCAGGCTATGCAAGGTGTGCAGGCAGCTCTGAACCTGTCCGTAGCTGGCGGTGTGTCGATTGAGAAGTCGGCCGAAACGCTGGTGCAGGTAAGCACGGCTCTAGGCTACACGGCAGACGCGTACGACCACGTAGGCGACGTTATCGCTAAAACCGCTGCGGCGTCTATGTCGAGTGTTGATAGCATCTCCAACGCCTTCAAATCCGCTGCTGCTGTTGGGGAAGTGTACGGTGCATCGCTACAAGATATCGCTCTGGGTCTTGCTGCTGTCGCTAACTTGGGTATCCAAGGTACGTCGGCCGGTACGGCACTGAAGAACTTCTACAAAGACTTGTCGGCATCAACGCAGAAAGTAACGAACACACTTCGAGATATGAAGTTGGGTATTGCGGACTTCCGTGATGCGAACGGCTTTATGCTTCCGCTGGTAGACGTTGTTAAGAAGCTGGATGCTGGATTCAATAACCTGAACCAGCAGCAAAAGAAGCTGGCTGAAGTGAAGATGTTCAGTCAACAGGGTGTGCGTGAATTCGCCATCTTGAGCCAGATGCTCCATACCGCTGCTAACGATACTGAGAAGTTCGGAAGCCGTCTGGAGGAAGTTGCTGACCAGATCAAGAATGCCGCAGCGTTCTCTACGCTCGCCGCTATCGCGATGGGGCAGACAACAACGAATCAGTTGAAGAGTGTTGGTAACACAATTGAAACTGTGTTCACCGAAGTGTTCGCAAACGTCCAACCGCAGATCGGATCAGTGGCACGCTCGTTGAAGGCCGCATTTAATTCGCAGGAATTCAAGACCACGCTTTCTAGCCTTGCTACTGGTATCGCGAACGTTACGAAGTACCTAGTCGAACACGCTGGTGCACTGAAGACTATCGCAGAACTGTACATCGGACTGAAGGTAGCTGAGTTCGCTGCTGGGATCGGCAAGATCGCAATTGCGTTCGACGTTGCGACTATCGCGACACGGGCATTCTGGGTGTCGCTAGGACCGATTGCTATCGCTATCGCCGGGCTAACAGCTCTTTGGTACGCATATAAGGAATCAAAGGACAGGGCGCTCGATAACAAACCAGCAGAAGACAACCTACAAGAGTACGCAGACCGCGTAAAAGAAGCGGCAGCAAAAGAATTGTCCGTTCTTGAAATGAAGAAGAAGGGTTATTCAGACGCAGCTATCGCTCGTGAACAGCAGTACAAAGCTGACGAAGACGCTTCTAAGCGTGCACTCGCTACGGCAGAGGCAGGCGTGAAGGCGATGGAGAAAGCTAAGAACGATATGTGGAAGAACATGTCGGAGCAGGAGCGTCGTACTGCGAAGCTGGTGCAAGCCAATCCGGGGACACGTGAACAGATCATGGCGTCTGGTGGCTCTGCCGTTGCTGACTACGTTAAGCAAAGTCTACTGTACAACGAAGGGCTGGAAAAGTACAACAAGCTTTCAAAGGAGGCTACACTCTATACGCAAACCCTGATGAGGGCTCGCAAGCAGAGCGCCGAGCTGGACGACAAGAAAGTCAAAGATAACAAGTTCCTCTCTGAAGGTACTGGCACTTTGACTGGTAAGGTCGATAGCAAAGGGCTCAACGACAAGTACGCCGCCGCAATCCAAGGCTTCCAAAACGATATCAAGGCCGCTAACAAGGACTTGAATGATTTCTACGATTCACAGAACGCAAAGTTCCGTGCCGGTGAAATCGGGCGTCTACAATTGATTGACTCAACTGCCGACAAGGAAATTGAAACTGCACGTAAGGTAGCTATCGCTGCTGAGCAACAGCGCAATCTGGCAGAGAAGACTCCGAATCACGAGGCAGACGTTCAGCGCTTCCAAGGTGAAATCGACCGTGCCAATGACACGGCCGAGAAAGCCGAGAAGCTGCGCAACCAGAACAAGGTTGCAGCTCTACGTGAGATGCATTCTCAGCAAGTAGCCCTAGAGGTAAAAGCTCTGGAAGAACGTGGAGAGTACGTCAAGGCCGCGAACCTGAAATGGAGTTCCGAAGGTAAGGTTGCTTGGGAACAGGCCAAGAAGGACGCCGAAGAGTACGGAGCTGTATTCCCGTGGCTGACAGACCTTGTGAGCCAGTATGCCGCAACCCGCGATGCTGCTGTCGAATCGGCTACGCTGAAGGAAGATACGCTAGCATTCAACACGGCGATGCTGGAAGTGCAAGCTACGCTGAAGGGATTCAAATCGGACGCTTTCGGCTCTAGCATTTCCGGGCTGATGGACAAAGCCACAGCAGCGACAGAGAAATACAAAGTCGCACTGGAAAAGGCTAAACAGAAGCGCGACAAGCTGGAGAAGGATGCTCAAGGTGGTAAGCCTGAAGCAGTCAAAGCATACGAAGAAGCGAACAAAGAGATTCTTGCAATCGGAGATAAGCAGAAGACAATGTGGATTGAGGTTGGTCAAACAATCACGTCCTCGTTGAAAGACGCATTCGGTTCAGCCGGTGAATCGCTTGGCAAGCTTAACGAAGCCTTGATTGCGTACCAGAACACTGAGAACGCTACAGCAGAAGACCGCATGAGGCAGTATGGGGATATGGCTCAAGCAGCCAGCGGATTCTTCGACAAACAATCGAAGGGATACCGTGCACTGAACGGAGTTGCGCAAGTGTTCCACGCTGCTGAAATTGCTCGTACGTTGTACCGCACCGCTGTGTCTGTTGCAGCCGGTGCTGCGAAAATGTTCGAACAGTTGGGTATCGGTGCTCCGGCTGGTATTGCAATGATGGCGGCGACTATGGCTGCACTCGGGTTTGCTATTTCTGGAAGCCACGGAGCCGACAACACCCTTGAAGCGGACTACGTACAGAAGCATCAAGGTACGGGTACGATTCTCGGAGACGCAGATGCTAAGTCGAAATCGATCACTGAGTCTATCGATGAGCTGAAATCGAATTCAGACATCATGCTTCCGCTTACACAGGGAATGCTGAACTCGCTGAAGAACATTGAAGCGTCGATGCAAGGACTGGCAAAACTGGCTATTCAAAGCGGGGTAAGCGACGGTTCGAACTTCAACATCCAAACCGGACAGTTGAACGCGAAAGGTAGTGCTACAGATATTGTTTCTAAGGTGATGACCCAGATTACCCAAGCGGTTATCGGGCCGATCCTCGGTAGCAAAGTCGCAGGGGCTATCAACAATCTGTGGGGCAAGACCACGCAAGAAATTACTGACTCCGGACTTCAATTCGGAGGTAAGGTTTCTGATCTTGAAGCCGGTAAAGGTATCGACCAGTATGCAGCGATTAAGCAGTCATCGTCAAGCTGGTTCGGTCTTGTGAAGAGCAGCAGCTCGTCCGTTAAAACGATGGGAGCCGGTGATGAAATCTCTCGTCAATTCGGTCTGGTGTTCACGAACCTCGAAGAGTCGCTGAAGAGCGCTGCTGGAGCCCTCGGTTCAAGCAGTGACGCAGTTGGTAACGCCATCGATAACGTAGTGCTGCAAACCACGAAGATTTCGTTGAAAGACCTGAAGGGCCAAGACCTGACAGACGCTATCAACAACGTGCTGTCTGCCGCTATGGACCAAATCGCTAAGGCTGCTTACCCGCAGATGGAAGCATTCCAGCGAGTGGGTGAAGGCTATGCTCAAACTGTAATTCGCGTGGCAACTGGGGTCGAGCAAGCTAACTACGCTCTGGAAAAGTTCGGGATCACTGCGGTGAATTACGCAGATGTGACGAACAAGCAAGGCGACGTAGCGTTCGAAATCGCAAAGCAAAGTATCCTAGCTTATGAAGGGTTGAGCGGTATTGCGGATATGTTGAAGAACATGACCGGAACCGTTGACGACCTGACGAATGCATATAGTGCATTGAGTACTATCCGCGAAGAGATGAACCAACTGGGACTGAACGGTAACGGACTCAACGCTGATATGGTAAAAGGCGGCGGCGGAACTACCAAGTTGAAGTCAGCACTAGATACCTACCAAAGCAAATACTTTACAGATGCGGAGAAGTCTGCTATACTGGTGAAATCTGTAACTGCCGAATTCAACAAGCTGGGACAAACCCTACCTGCTACCCGTTCTGCGCTACGTGCGTTGATCGAACAAGCTAGCAAGGACAACCCAATGTTGGCAGGCCAGTTGCTAGCTCTCACTGGGGACTACGACAAGTTGATGTCTTCGCTCGAAGACGGAAGCAAGAGCATGTCGGACGGCCTGAAGGACACTATCGACAACCTGAAGAAATTCAAGGAAACGTTGAAGGGTCTGAAGGACTCTCTCGCTCTCGGCGACTTGTCGATCCTAACGCCGAACGAGAAGTACCTCGAAGCGAAGCGTCAATACGAAGAAACTGTTTCGAAGGCTATGTCGGGAGACACCACAGCCCAAGCTAACGTTTCTGGTGTAGCGCAAGCATACCTTGAAGCGTCACGTACTGTCAACGCTAGCTCGAAAGGCTACACTGATACGTACAACCAAGTTATGGCTGACCTCGACCGTCTCGACGCAGCAACGGACACTCAGCAAACCAACGCTGAGAAACAGCTTGCAGCGTTGCAGGATACCGCAATCGGTGTTGGAACGATGTCGAAAGCATCGCCTGATATCGTGAAAGACCTGAACGCTTTGGCGGACGCCCCTCAAATCCCTGTGACATCGAATGGAGCCGTAGCAATCGATACGACTTCGCTTGAAGATCAGGTCAAAGATTTGAAGAAGCAGTTGGCGGAAGCACAAGCAGCTAATGCGCAAGCACTGGCTAACCTGACGGCAGCTCTGTTCGACTCTCAGGCCCAAAACGCAGCAGTTATCTCGGAAGCCGTCAAGGATACCGCGAACACTTCTGCTTGGGTTGCACAAACAAGTAAGAATCTAAATGTAGAAAGGTAACACACTATGGTGGACTACGCAGCTTGGTTGAAAGACCCTGCTGCTGTCCGCGTGGTTCTGATCGAAGTTGGGGTTAAGGTAGCCGGGTTGGAAACGACCCGCTACTTGTCTACTCGCCCTTACGTGACATCGCCAACGGACAGCCCAGCTAACCAGTATTACGAGCCTGTTGTAACGACTGGCTTCAGTTTCACAGAAAAGCTAGATATCGACGGAAACGGTAGTATGTCGGTTGGGGATATAGAAATCGCCAACTACAACGGGGAACGCGACGGCTGGCTGAATGATATCTGGGACAACCACTCCATTAAGGCGTGGATTGGTGACCCTCGCTGGAAGCGCTCAGACTTCCAGATGATTTTCAACGGGGTTGTCGCAACGATTGGCAGCAAGGCCAGAGAGGTATTGAATCTCTCGATTCGCGATAAGCTGCAATACTTGAATACTCCCATCACCGATAAGAAGATCGGTGGGACGGGGCAGAATAAGGATGACGTTATCAGCCTCACTTTCGGGGAAGTTCATAACGTTACTCCGCAACTTCTTGATCCAGTCGCGCTCCGGTATCAAGTCCATGATGGATTGATCGAAGGTATTATTGAAGTCCGTGACAACGGTATGCCAGTAAGCTCGTCCACGGACGCATCAACGGGTTCATTCCTACTTACTCGCGCATCGGCTGGACAGATCACCGTGTCTGTACAGGGAGATAAAGGAAGCGGGGCGTACCGGAATACGGTAGGAGCACTGATTAAGCGGATTGTCACAGGATATGGACAAGCCGATAGCCGTTTCACTACGGCTGATCTGGATACCGCGAACATTGACGCGTTCGATGCGGCCAACTCGCAACCTGTAGGCGTATATGCTGACGGACGTACGAACGTTCTGGAACTGTGCCAAAGCCTTGCAGAAAGTGTGGGTGCGCAGCTCGTGATGTCTCGCCTCGGTCAGCTCCGACTGATTCAGTTGAAAGTCCCCGGAACTGGAACCCCAGTTGTCGTCGGACCCGAACAGATGGTGGAGCGTTCGCTGAAAATCAGTGACCGTCCATTCGTTAAAGCCGCTGTGAAGTTGGCATTCTGCAAAAACTGGACAGTACAGGAAGGGCTGCTTACAAACATCCCAGACGAGCACAAGAGACTGTTTGCGACAGAATGGCTCACAGCTACAGCAACATCAACGGATGTGCAGGCTTCGTACAAACTGAACGCAGCTCCGACACAGCAAGACACTATGCTTCTGCGTCGTGTCGATGCTCAAGCTGAAGCACAACGTCAGCTCAACATCTGGAGCGTTGCACGTACGGTATTCGAATTCGAAGGTACTACCGATCTGCTGGCAACGCTTGAACTCGGAAGTGCTATCACAATTAAGAATCGACGTTTCGGTCTTCAAAATGGTAAGACTGGTATCGTCGTATCGTTGACGCCTAACTGGAATAACGGCCACGTTACTGTAGGCGTCCTTGTATAAGGAAGAAGGATGACCACTACAATTATGAATGATCGCGACGTGCTGCTTCAGGCAGCACAGCGGTCCGTTGATCCGCGAGCGAACAAGTACCTTGCCCTCGCCGTAACGACTCCGTTCTTCCACGTGAGCCCAACAGGCGTTCCAACTCCATCGACTATTACGGTCCAAGCAACGCCAGTGAATATCGGGGGAGGTACTGTTCAATTCAGCGCAGGTTCTGTCCCGCTGACGGTAACTGGAAATCAGTGCACGATCAATTTCTCGGACATGCCGGTTGACTCAGTTACGTTGGTAGCGACCATTACCGACCTCGGGCAGACCTATACGGCTTCACAGGTGATCGCTAAAGTGCAGGACGGAGCGGTAGGACAGCCCGGAACACCCGCCACGCTTTACGCAACGGCATACCTGTACAAGTGGTCAACGTCGCAGCCAGCTCTGCCGCAAGGCACATCCACACTATCGTGGAACGTAGGTGCTAACACGTCGTATGTCGGAACGGACGGTTGGTACGTATCAGCTCCAGCAAATCCGGGTACTCCGGGCATTCAACTTTGGATTGCTCAGAAAGCCGTAAGTGCAGCAGCAGGCACGCAAACGACGGATATCATCTACACGGTAGGTGCGACTCTGGCAGCGTTCTCGCAAAACGGTGCGACAGGGACGCCGGGCATTAAGACGACGAAGGTTACGGCGTATCAGTGGGCCAATGGACCGGCACCGACCGCTACAGGATCGGCAACGTACACGTGGGCATCAGGTACGTACAATACTCCGCCTTCTGGTTGGACTATCAGTAAAACCGATGCACCGGCTCTTGGCTATACCCTATTCGAAGCTAGTGTAGGGTTGGTAGATTCGACGGGATCGGCGACGAGCTTCGTTGACTGGACAAAAGCAGCCGTAACAGCCGTAAGCTATATGCCTGCGAACGGAGCCACGGGGTCGAGCGCAATGATTGCGTACACGCTGGTTGACGGTAACAGCCTGAACACAACACCGTCGTATGTGACGACCAGTGGGCAAAACCTACCGACAACCGGAACGTGGGGAGAGACACGCGCTTGGAGTACTACGGTCCCAATCGCAGCAGCGGGGCAGGCAGTGTTCCAATCCAACGGTATCTACAACGCTGCGAATTCGCAGACGACGTGGGGTGTGCCGTACCTGAGTGCGCTTCGAGTCGGTAATCTGTCGGCTATCACGGTGAATACGGGTGACCTGAATATCTCTGGAACGGTTAGCAGCTCGAATGGTAACTTTATCGTCGATTCTAACGGAAACGCTCAGATGAAGTCGATCACGATTAAGGACGCGTCCGGTAACGTCGTATTGTCGAGCGGCACTAAGCTTAACATCGATTATGCGCCGACTTATACCGTTGTAACCGACAACCGTAACGTTAATACAGCTCCGAACGACTACCCAGTAGGCCGCTCGCACGAGCTAAAGACGTGTACCGTCATCGGTTTGACGACATCCTCAACAACATGCGTGGTCGAGACTACGAAAGGCTGGCTGGACTCGTCGGTTGGCGGTAACGCAACGCAGTACGCTTACGTCAGCTCAAGTGAAACGTGGAAGCGTAGTGCAGCCAACAACGCTACATCGTGGGGTGCATGGGTTCGCGATCTTGACAGGTCGTTGTACACGGGCGATCTGGATGCCACGAAAGGTGCAACGTTCGGTGTGAACATCGGCGGCAAGATCACGGCTTCAAACATCAGTACGTACATCGCATCGGCCGCAATCACAGATGCATACATTGGGTCGCTAAGTGCTAACTCTATCACGACAGGTACACTAACGGCTGCAAGCATTTACCTCGGAGGCGGGGCATTCCAAGCCAATGCTACAACTGGCGCAGCGTCGATGTCTGGAGTTTCCATTTCTGTGGCTTCATGCGGTAACTTGTGGAATCCTAACTTGGCCCCTGTATCGGCTACGACGGCAAACTCATCCCCTGCCGCTGCGGTGAGCGCAAACTCCCTTAGCAGTAATGGAGTCGAAGCGGCCGGACATGGATCAGGTAAGTTCGACTTCTACGCGTACAGTCAAGGTTACGGTCCATTCACAGGCTCTCACGATATTGTGTGGGATAAGGACGATGAAGTCGGAGAGATTGGTGACATCGTTATTGACAAAGAGTGTGTAGCTCGTAGTAGCGTTTCAAACACGCTGTTCCGTGTAGAGCGTTCAAGCGCTCCTAAGCAACGCGCTGCTGTTGGTGTTTTGGCTGGTATCAGCGGTTCATTGGCTGACGGTAATATCCCCGCCGCATTCGTGGAAAGATTTGATACGTACACGAGCGAGGACGGAAGTATGGAAACCTACCAGATTCCTACAACCGAATACAAGCTGATGAAAGACGAGTTCATGCGTGGAACGGTTAACTCTGTAGGAGAGGGCCAAATCAACGTGTGCGGTGAGAATGGCGATATTGAGGCCGGAGACTTTATTGTAACCAGCTCGATTCCCGGTAAAGGGATGCGGCAGGACGACGATATTGTACGAAGCATCACCGTCGCACGTGCACGTGAGAGTGTTTCATTTGACTCTCCCACACAAGTGAAAATGATTGCATGTATCTACCTTTGCGGGTAAGATATACTACGGGCCACCCTCTGGGGTGGCCTTTTGCTTGACTAAACAAGTTACGGATGCTATAATCCTACCTATGATTATAACACAGTAAGAAGCACTACGAAAGGGTTTTTTATGTCAACACGTTTCTACTACGGTCAGAAAGACTACATTGAGCAACTGAACGCAATGGACGATGTGGCTGTAGCTAGCCAAACGAGTGCAAAAGCTAATGCAGATGCTTCAGCAGCATCAGCGACGCTAGCCCAAAATTTCGCTACGGCAACAAACAACACGTTCACCGGCTCTGGTGGATACTACGGGGCGTACAAATACGCCACCGACGCGTCAGCTAGCGCAACGCTGGCTCAAAACTTCGCTACGGCGATGAACAACACATTTACTGGTGCAGGCGGTTTGTACGGTGCGAAGTACTACGCAACAGACGCTTCAACCAGTGCTACGACGGCCAAGAACTGGGCAACCCAGCTAACGACAGAAGTTGTCACAGGGCAAGGTTACTCAGCAAGGCAGTATGCAACAAACGCAAGCGGAAGCGCTTCAGCAGCCTCTACAAGCGCAACACTCGCACAGAACTTCGCTACGTCAACGAACAACTCGTTTTCTGGCTCAGGCGGAATGTACGGGGCCGTCAAATACGCAACAGACGCTTCAAACAGCGCAAGCGCAGCTCAGACATCAGCGACGCTAGCCCAAAACTGGGCGACATCGCTTACAACGTTCTCGGGCTCTGGCGGGCTGTACGGAGCACAGTACTACGCTAACGCTGCAAACACTTCAGCCGGTAACGCGAGTACGTCCGCAAACAACGCAAGCGGTAGCGCTACGCTGGCCCAGAATTGGGCGACAAAGGCCGCAGGTGAGGTCACAGCAGGGCAAGGCTACTCGGCTTACTACTGGGCTCAGCAGGCAGCGTCTATCGTTGCTACGGCTGTCAACGCTGACTGGGCTGTCACCGACTCGGCAAACAGAGCGTTCATTAAGAACAAGCCTAACCTTGCAACAGTATATCCGCTTCCATCCAACGGTTCCACAACTGGATGGTTCAAACTGGGGACGTTCGCTATTCCCAATCAAGCGGGTCAAACGGTAAAACTGGAATTCACGTCTCACACCGGATTTAATTCGTCAAGAGCACAATCGCAAGAAACTGTGATGGTGTTCAAGACAGCTAACGCAACCAGCTTTGACGGCAATGGATTCTCCGGGGATGGTTACTTCTATACCATCGGCATAAGTGATGGTCAGCAAGGCGCTCCGGGGGGCATCAAGGTTAAAGCTGATGCAGCAGGGGCTAATGCGCGCAACTACGAAGTTTGGGTGAATCAAAACGCATTTGAAGAGAACACATTCTACAGTGTTCAAGTTACTCCCAATGCTACGTGGACGCACAACGCAGCACCGACTATCGGGCAAGGTGATCCGGGGGCAGCAAGCTCTACGGTCTGCGTCCTGCTTTCGATTATCCCCGCTTTCGGTGGTACGCAGGTAGCTTTGTCTGGTGCTAACTCAGATATCACCAGCTTGAGCAAAGTATCGACCATTAGCAACAACGGTGGGCAAGTAAAAATTGGCAGCAACGGAGCTGGACCCGCCACTCTCGCCGTTGACTGGGGCGTAACAACATACGTAGGCAACGGTGCTGACCCGGCAAACCTTAACAAAGGGTTCTGGGTTCAGAAGGATAGCTCGTCGTACAATGGCTTCGGTTTGCAGTACAACTCAGCCGGTGGAATGTCCTTGTTCACTGGTAACACAACAAGTGCATGGGTGGAGACGTTGCGTACAGACGCCAGCGGCAATCTCGGCCTCGGCTCATCGCCGTACGCATGGAACGCAGGGTTCAAGGCTCTCGATGTGCGCTCAGCGGGGTTGAGTGAGAATGGCGGCGGCGATCTGTACCTCTGCGCCAACGTGTTCTATGGAGCGGGCGGACAATGGGTATATAAGGCATCGAGCTACGGTGCGTTCTACGCTCAAGAGTCGGGTTCTCATCTGTGGGCGGTCGCTCCGCAAGGCACGGCAGGGACTGTTGCCACCCTACCAGTTGCCATGAAGCTGGACAACAGCGGCAACCTCGCTCTGGCAGCGTCGCCATCCCCTTGGGGTGCGGGGTATCGAGCGATCCAGATCAGTACCGGGTGCAGCATTATGGCCGACTACGCGAACACCTACATGTCGGCGAACGCTTACTGGAACGGATCGAACTGGATTCGCCAAACCGCCAATCCGGTGATGCAGTACGTCATGGAGAACGGCAAACACGAGTGGATCACGGCCACGGCCGCTGCCGCAGGTACGGCAGCAAGCTTGACGCAGGCAATGACTCTGGACAACAGCGGCAATTTGATACTGGGCACAACGACGGCAGCAGGTCGATTTACCGTCTCGCGAAGCGATTCAAACCCTGCAATCTCGGCTACCGGGAAGTCGTCTGCACAAGCATCACCTGACATTGAAATCAACCGGACGAGTTCGCTGACTGGCGTTGGCCAAGCACCATCCATCCAGCTAAATGATGGCACCACGACGAACGCTCGCCTGATTCAAGCCGGTGCTGGTAGCTTGCAGTTCTTCGGTTATGGCGGCGGCTTCTGGGCAGAACAAGCCCGTATCGATATCAATGGAGCGCTTTGCGTAGGTGCTACTGCTACCAATTACGGTACGCAGGATATCGCGGTGTTCAATAAGGCGCAGAACGATATTACCCGCGTGATGATTAACAATCAGAGTAACGGTACGTCGGCTCAGTCAATGCTGGAACTGGCGGCATATGGTGCATCATGGAGAATGTATGTTCCGTCATCTACGAATAACAGTAACCCGCTAATCTTCGCCACGACTGCGAGTGGCACTGGAGAACGCGCTCGTTTCACCGGGGATGGCAAACTGCTTGTGGGGCGTTCGACGGATGACGGAAGCGCCGCTTTGCTTCAGGTAGCCGGCGCCGCCAGCGTCACCGGGCACGCTTACGTGAACGGAGCCATCAGCGGCTATACCGGCTATGACTCGGGCCTCGTGGTGAACTACGGCGGTAATGGCTCGCAATTCGGTATGGTGTTGAAGCCTTCATCTTCGACGAGTGACACCAGTGCCATTACGTTCCTGTCCAGTGGCAGCACCTACGCCTCGGCCTCGCGTGTAGGGGCGATTCAGCACCGCGCTAACGATGCTGGAATGGATTTGGCTGGTTCGTGGACGCTCAACGGCGGATACATCCAAGGTCTTGTACCAATTGCTAAGATTGATTTGAACAGCAGCTACACAATGGCTGATCTGCCAAATCTGTTCTCCGATACGTACGACAAGTACGTTATCGAGATTTCAAACGTCCTTCCTAGTGTTGCGAGCGTATTGGCGTTCCGTGTCGCGCAAGGCGGAACGATTCAGACTGGAACTGCTTACACGGGTATCGGTGCACAGGGTAATACTTTGACTGTGCCTAACACGTCTTTGTCAGTCACTACAGCGCAAGCTGCGTCTGGAACTGAATCAGGTAGCGCTGGTATCACGATGACGATTGAGATTATGAATGCCCGTTCTGTTACAAACTCGGCTCGTCCGATTACATTGCGAGGCATTTACATGAACACGACGCCAACTCTGGTAGCTAACTCGGGTACGGCTGCGTATCTCGGAGGAAGCGCTGCATTGTCAGGTTTCCGCTTGTACTGGACTAACGCGGCCGTATTCGTCAAAGGAACGATCCGTGTTTACGGTGTTTTGAGTAACTAAGGAGTAATGATGACTTTCAAAATCGCTTACTGGGATTCTGAATTGCAAATGCAGATGGAGCGCGACAGCACTCCGGAAGAAGACGCAGAGCGCGACGCCGAACTCGCAGAGCAGCCCGTAAGGGCTGTTCCTGACGAAATCTCTCGTCGTCAAGCACTTCAAGCACTTGCAATCTCAGGACTTCTAGAAAAAGTTCAAACACTAATCGATGCTATCGAAGACCCTCTCGACAGGCAGCTTGCACAGATTGAGTATGACACTTCCCAAGTGTTTATGCGAAATCGCCCGTTGGTAGTGAAACTACTGCCGGGACTCGGGCTGACTCCAGAGCAAGGGGACGATCTATTCCGATTTGCAGCTAGCATCCCTTAATTAAGGAGCCGACATGGCGAAAAACATCCGTATCGTTTACGACAACGCGGCCGACAGAGCTACGATCACAGCGTCATCAACGGCTGGTAGCCTGTCGGCCAGCAACTTGAAGGTTGACATGAAAAGCGCCGTTTGGCGTTCGACATCAACCTCCGCAACACTAACAGCAACATGGGCGACTGGTGAGGTTGTTTCAGCCGTTGTCCTCCCATTCTGTAACCTGACCTCGCAAGCTACGGTAAGGGTAAGAGGATATACGAACGCAGCGGACGCAACTCCCGCGTTTGATACCGGAGCCGTGTTTGCGTGCCCCGCTCTTTCGCTAGGATTGTGGGGGTGGGGAAGCGACTCACTTGGTGTTAATGCATTCGCTTACGGCGGAGGGACATACGGCCGAGTGTGGGTTAATACTCCATCCGCTGTACAAAAGCTGACGATTGATATCAGCGACCCTTCCAACCTTGCCGGATACATCGAGTGCAGCCGCCTCATTGCGGGCGCCTACTGGGAACCGGAAATCGGACCTGAAGCTGGTAACGCTAACCTGTCCATCAGCGACACGAGCAAGCACTATCGAACAGACGCCGGGGACACGTTCACGGACGTTGGTAACAAGTACAGAAAGCAATCGTTCTCGCTACCTTGGCTCGGAGATAACGACCGGCTGAAGATGTGGAACATCCTGTGGGGCAATGGAATGGCTCGCCCGATCTTCATCAGCATGTATCCGAACAATACAGACGTTGCGTTGGAGCAGGCGAATCAACTCTACGGAAAGCTCGTGACCTCTCCGGTTATGAGTACTCCATACTTTAACAAGAATAGCGCAACAATCGAACTCGAAGAGGTTTAATGTGCAAAAGATCACCGTAGTTTTTACAACAAGGAAGTGGAATCCGGTATCGTGGTTGATTCGCTTCTGCCTACCGCGTAGCCGTTTCAAGAATGCCGAAGCTTCCCACTGCCTTGTAAAAGACGGTGATTATTTGATTGAGGCTTCCATGACGCACGGATGTCGTCGGGCTCTCGCAACGGAGGCGTTGAAAGGATCGGTCGTTATCAAGACGGTCGAATTTGAAGTGCAGGATGCGGAAGCTGGACTAGAATTCGCTCGCTCGCAAGTCGGTAAGAAGTACGACTTCAAAGGAGCATTCGGTTTGGCTATCGCCCCTGATCGAGATTGGACTGAAGATGATTCGTGGTTCTGCTTCGAATTGGCTGCTGCTACTCTCGCAAAAGCAGGCCGGGACGTATTCGATAACATCGGACACATCACTGGCAATACTCTACTGGCATTGAAGCCAAGTTTTTAAAGGAAATTCGAAATGCCAAATGAAGCAGTAACTCTCTGGATCGCAGGCGGACTATTCACTTTCATCACCATGCTGGTAGGTGTCGTGTGGAAGCTTCTACGAGATGAATCGAAAGGCCATGCCGAGGCCATCAAAGAGAAAGCCGACGCAACACGGATGACGGAAATGGAACATCGACTGCAATCTGAAATCGCAGAGGCGAAAGCCGATACGGAAAAACTTGTGAACAAACTTGAAGCCAAGCATGACAAGGAAATCGAACAGCTCTCGGCCCGCCTGACGGACCAGATTCGTTCCACAGAAACTAACATTTTGGCACAGCTAAAGCTGATGATCGAAATGGTACGTAAACAAGAAACTCGGTAAGGAGAAAATGAAATGGCTAATGTCGTTGATAAGATTATTGACGACATTCTCGTAGCCGAGGGCGGTTACGTGAATGACAAAAATGATGCCGGTGGGGCTACGAATTATGGTATCACGGAAGTCGTGGCACGAGCTAACGGCTACTTCGGAGCCATCAAGGATATGCCGAAAAGCTTTGCAGTTCAGGTCTACAAAAATCGGTACTGGCTTGAACCAAAATTCGACCGTGTAGCGATGCTGTCCGAGAAGGTAGCGGCAGAGCTGGTGGACATGGGCGTCAACATGGGAACGAAGGCAGCAGCCGTAGCGTTGCAAGAATGCCTGAACCTGTTGAATCGCCAAGGGAAAGACTACGTTGATATCAAAGAAGACGGGGCACTTGGTCCCGGTACGCTGTCAGTACTGGCTACGCTGCTGGCTAAACGCGGCGAAGACCTTCTGCTGAAGGCACTGATTATCAACCGGGGCGCTCGGTATCTATCTATTGCGAAGAACAATCCTGTACAGGAAGACTTCCTCGTAGGATGGATCACCAACCGGGTTCACTTCAAAGTGTAAAGGAGATTGTATGGATTTCAAAGGATTGGGAAGCGTCTTGGCTAAGATCGCTCCTACGTTGGCTACCGCTGTTGGCGGACCCCTTGCTGGAGGGGCTGTAGCGGCCCTAGAAGGCGTTTTCGGCATTAAGGCTGATGGAAGTACCAGCGACAAGGAAGAAGCGCTTGTAGCGGCTATTAGCGGGGCTACGCCGGATCAACTACTTGCTCTGAAGAAAGCCGATCAGGAATACCAAGTGCAGATGGAAACACTAGGTATCAAACGGGAGGAACTGGCGGGACAGGATCGTGACTCCGCTCGTAAGCGTGAGACAGAAGTGAAAGACAACACGCCGAAGATTCTGGCCTACGCTATCACGCTAGGCTTCTTCAGTGTGCTAGCTGCATTGATGTTCGGGACTGTACCGGCTGGTACGAAGGAAGTGTTGTATATCATGCTCGGTACGTTGGGTACGGCATGGACAGGCGTGATTAGCTACTACTTCGGTAGCACAAGCGGATCAGCCGAGAAGTCCAAGCTGCTAGCTCAGTCTGTCCCGGCTGAAAAGAGTAAATAAGCACATCCCGTGGTAGGGAGTTTTGGAGGGAAGGACTATTACGGTCCTCCCTCCTTTTTATTGTCAGTCGTCCTTGCCGAGAATCGCTTCGAGTACGTTGAACATGCCGCCCTTGTCGATCACCTTCTTGACCGGCGACGGCTTGCCTTGTTCGAAAGGTTTGTTACGGGCGACGAAGTAGGGCTTCAGTTCACCGGCCTTGAACTCGTGCGGAGTGCCCTTGGTGGATCGTGCAGCAGCCTTGATGGCGAGGCCCAGTTCCTTTTCCAGCTCCTTGATTTCTTCGAGCAGTTCGGCGTTCTCCGTCTCGACGTACTTCTTCAGTTCGGCTCTGGCAGCTTCGACCGCAGCCTTCGCTTCTTCCGCCATTTCGACGGCACGCTGATCGGTCGTGATGAAGTCCTTGATGATCTGCTTCTTGTTGATGATGTCACGGACACGGGGGCCGATTTCCCGGCTGTACTCGATCAGTGCTTCTTGTTTCGTGGTCATTGGAACACCGCCTTCATCTTGGCAGCGATGTTGGTAGCACGCTCTGCTTCGGCCACAGCTTCCAGACGGGCCTTGAGGCGTGCTTCGATTTCACGAGCGTGTTCGGCGGCGTGCTGGGTGTGCTGAACAGCGACTTGTTCCAGATCGGCCACAGCAGCGTTGAAAGCCGTCAGGACGTTATCGACCTTGCGAACTTCGTCCTTGATCTTGAAGACGCGGCGGGCCAGCGGGATGCTCAGGAACTTGGCACGGATGTAAGCGATTTGGTATTGGATCATTTGTATTTCTCCTTTAAGTTGGTTGGTAAGTAGTGGTATTACAGGAAGCCGAGGAATGCACCCAGCGGCGGGAAGAAGATGCCGAGGACACGGAGGATCAGCACCAGCGTGTCACCGCACATGTTCAGCAGCTTGATGATGTTCAGCAGCCAGCCGCAGAAGAACAAGATGCTGAAGATGCCCAAGATAACGTCCATTATATTTCTCCTATTCGATTGTGTGTTTTGCCCCGTAGATTTCATCGCCTTTCGGATGGGGCTCATCCGAAAGGAGTAGCTTCTTCAGCCAGTGCAGGAAGCGCTTCATTCCTGAATGTACAGCGTTGCATCCACGTCATGGAAGACAGCTTGGAAGATAGCAGTCAGACGCTTCACATCGCCACCGCCCAAACCGCCACCGATCATCGGCAGGACGACAGGGCTGTTGGAACGCTTGGCACGCTCACGCACCTTCTGCATCGAATCCACGACAGCATCATAGCTCACGTACAGCTTGCCGTCCCGGCCGTCATTATCCTGTGTGATTGCGTTTGCCACGATGACGCTGTTTCCAGCCTCCGTAGCGAACACTACGTCGCCCAGTACGAGCCCGAAATCTTTGTGCTCTTCACGGTATTGGGCGAAAGCGTACGGGTAGAGCGTCTTCACCAGCGCAGCCGTACCAGAGTTCATCCTGCCTTGGGCGTTGCAGCCGTGGACGAGGATGACAGGACGGTTACGCTCTTTGTGCATCAGCGCCGCGTTGAACAGATCGCCGGATTCGATTTTCAGTGCCATGTTACTTGCCTTTCATTAAACGTTCAGGGTGTTGAGTAGACAGGAAGCATTGTAGTACTTCCTATCTACACTGTCAAGCGCTAATTACGCAGCATCGACAAAGAAACGACGGCCGTGTTGTGCCTGCGGACCTGCATCGTACTGCTTCTTACCCGGCATCGAGTGTGCCACTTCACGAGCGATGTCACGCGTCGAGTAGAACAGCGAGCCGAGGGTCGGAGCGTGGTAACGCACACGTCCATCCTTGCCAGCGGGCAGCGCTTTCGGCTTGCCCGTAGCGATCACCACAGCCGGGGCCGGGGCAGCTTTCGGAGTCGGCTTCAGCGGCGAAGGCGTCGGCTTATTCGTCACCGGGACAGCAGGCAGTTGCACGACAGCCGGTTTTGCCGGAGCAGCCGGAGCGTTACCCGTGAAGCGGTCGATTTCTTCTTGGGTGAACGGCACGCCGATTTCTTCCCAGTACAGCACGCCAGTACCCGCTACCAGCTTACGGTTCACCGATTCCGACTGGATGAACAGGTCGTAGTTACCGTGGTTGCCGGGGTGCAGGCGGATGTTATCCACCGACGACAGGCCCAGCATCGTACGTGCTTCCTTACCAGCGTACACGACGCCGGTGGTACGGTCACGGACAGCCAGCATCTTGTTCGGGCCGACACGAGCCTCCGTCTTGGTGAGCTGATAGAACGCTGCACCTTTCAGGTAGCGAGTGCGGCGAGCCAGAATGAAATCACGAATCTGTCGGCCGTTCTCGTGGGCTTCCACGACGTACAGCGAAGTGCGCTTCGAGATGTCCACCAGCTTCGACGTATCGACTGCCGTAGCGTCAGCGTAGAACACCGTGGACGACTTCTGACCCGCTGCACGAGCGGAGTAGAACTGGTCGAACGCTGCGGTCGTAGCTTGGGTCGAAGCAGCCATACCCTGTTCGCTGGTTTCCCACTCCTGAATGTTGCCAGCCGGGATGCCGAGGTTGGCGATCTTGGAGTTGTGCTTCTCGCCTCGCGGGACACGCAGAACGAAGGTCCAGCGGCCGGTAGCTTGCAGGCGCTTGATTTCGTCGCCCAGCGAACGAGCATTCCACCGGCTGGAAGAGTTCTCGTCGCCGTCCGTCGTTGCCGACACGAGGAAGGCGACGTTCGGGTTGTTGTAGTCGGGCATGGACTTGAACAGTTCGATCAGTTCACCGATACCGTCGTACAGCGCGGTCCAGCCACCGGCTTTCCAGCGAGCCAGAGGCTTCAGGACGTGCGGATTCGAGTTCACGATCTGGCGTTCGACGCTATCCGAGAAACCGACGACGGACACGATGGTATCGAGCACTTCGCGGTTAGCAGCGGTCGTGATGGCCGAGATGGTGTTGTTGTAGTCACGCACTGCCGCATTGGCGAGGGTAGCCATCGAGGACGAGTGGTCATTTGCGAAGCCGACGTAGTTTTTCTGATGGTTCATGTGTATTTCTCCTTAGTTAGTTGATAGTGGTACTACGGTTTAGTGCTGCTGTCTTGAACACATTGCGGATCAGCGAACAACGCTTGTCCGTGTCCTGAAGGTAGAAGAGTTCACCGATTGCATAATCGTTCATCGCTCTCGCGCTAACGACGTTGGTATCAACTACTTCTTCTACTTCGAAGACAGCGAGGGAGGGCTCACCGCCCCAACCCTCTTCTGCGAACACGACAACATCACCAGTATACAGAGTATTTCCGAAGATGTCTAGTGCCATAACGCTTCTTTCTTACGACTTCAAACGTTCCACGATGGTAGCGAACGTTTCGTCACGGAGCAACTGGCCGTCACAGAACACGGTTTGCAGCCATCCTCCGCCCTCGTCCCACATGGATTGCTTGTCATACAGGACGAACTTGTCGCCTTCCTTCTCGACACGCAGCAGGCCCGTTGCCGACTTCTTCATGCCGTCGCCGGTCTTCGGGTCTTTCTGGATGTCCAGAGACTTGCCATTCACGACGCCCCACGTAGCCTTGACGGCCATGCCGAACGTATCGCGAGTGATGTATTGATACGTAAAGCTACCAACACCGAACACGATGTTACCAGCGCTGAAGCCCTTGGCCATCAGGTATTGCAGGATTTGCTCTGCACGCTCCAGCGTAATGCTATCCCCGTAGATCAGGCCGACGCGTTGGTTCAGGGTCTTGTAACCCTTGTCCGTCAGCGTACCGCCGAAGATGTCGTACAGGCATTCCACAGCACCTTTGACTTCGTGCTCAGGCACCTCTACGTCCTTGTTGACGCGGAAGTCGCGTGGGCTACCGTCTGGGTAGTAGGTGACGTTGAACGTATAGAACTTCCCATCCTGCTTGACCACATCGTACCCACCATACGCCAGTGCATCACAGTCGTCCCAACGCTCACCCGTCAGCTCGTACACCGTCAGGCCAGTGATGATCTTGACCGGATCACCCGAGTCAGGACGGAACACGACCTTGGCTTGGCCCAGAGCGTTCACCTTGCGAGCCAGAATCTCGTCCTTCAGCTCACGAGCGTACACCGTGATGACACGCCAGAAGTCCCACGTATCCGATACGATGGATACGATACCGCCCGGATACACCTTCGTGATGAGACGACGGAACGTAGCCAGCTCTTCTTCGCCCAGCAGCCCTTGACCGCCCATGCACATGACCGAGTGTTCGGTAGCAGGCACGGAGCCAGCGACCAGTTCCTTCGTCACGTCCGCGTTGTAGTACTCTTCCAGATAGTCGATAGCCGGGAGCGTATCCGTACCACGCGAGATGAACAGGTGAGCAGCACCGCCCTTGGCTGCACCGTGCCAGCCGACCATACCACGCATCGAGAAGTCGTGAATCTGCCAATCGGCAAAGTCGATGTCGGAGCCGGTGAGTTCCACATACTTGTTCAGGATGCGACGATATTCGTACGTAGTGGTCGCTACCGTGATTTGTTGCCAGAGTTCGTCCGACAACACCGTTTCCAGATAGTTCGTCAGCCAGAAGAATTGCGGCAGCGTGTTACGAATCGTCAGGAACGGAACCTTGATGTCCACACGGGAACCTTCCGGCAGCGCCTTGATGACGATGGGCAGGTAGCCCAGATCGTGCAGAGCGGCGATGTGGTCGGTACGAACGGTATCCGGGCCGAGGAAGTTGTCGCAGCGGCGCTTGTATTCAGCAATCACTTCGTCCTTCGGGCGCTTGAAGAAGTATTCGTCCCATACTTCGATCAGGAATTCTTTCACGAAGCCTTGCAGGCCGACGAACACAACCTTGTTATCGTACAGCTTGCCCATCTTGGCATGACCAGCCGAACGTGCCGTCAGGTTGGAATACACGTACTGCGTGCCTTCCGGGTACTGATCGATGTGGCCCAGTTTGTACGAATCGAGGATCAGGTGTGGTTTGACTTTCATTGTTTTCTCCTTGGTTGGTAGTTTCTCGCCACCTACGTAGCGAGTGGTTCTTATAGCTTGATTACCTTGCCGGATGCGATTGCGTCTCTCGCTTTCGGCCCGACAGGATTCACAGTGTACACAGCATCGATCAGGTTGTCAAACACTTCCGTGCCGTAGCTGTAAATGCCGTGCGTAGTGTACAGTACGATGTTACCGTTCGTCAGTGGACGCAGCACTTTCGCCAGTTCAGTGAACGTACGGCCACCATCGCAGATGTCGTCCACGATCAGGAAGTCTTTATCACCGATGTGTGGAATGCCTGCCACGCTCGTAGCCACGATCTTACCGCTCAACGGATCACGCACCTTGTCCGCTTTTACGAACCCGCCGAACTGACCCTTCTGGAAGAACTTGAAAGCCTTCTTCGAAGCGCCCGTGTCCGGGGCTACCACGATAGCGTTACTTGGATCGCCCCAGCGACGGGCGACGGTCACAGCATACCACTCCTGCGGGATCACTGACACGTTATCGAACAGGGCAGTTGCTACGTCCGAGTGCGGATCGAATATAACGACCATTTCGAACTTCAGCGCGTTGATGAAGTCTGCCACGACCTTGATCGACAGGCTTTCGCCGGGGTTGCACACGCGGTCTTGGCGAGCGTACGGTACGTACGGCATACGCAAGATCAGCTTCCCGCCCGGAACGATACGCCGGTAGGCGTCCACCAGCAGAGCCAGATCGAACAGATCGCTGTTGCTTTCGAACTCCAGCACGACCACGGCTTCGTAGCCCGGTACGCCACGGAACGATTCCGGATTGATGCGGATGCACGACTCGCCACCGGGGAAGGTAGTCTTCGTTACGTCCTTGGCAAAGGTGTCGAGATACACACTCATCTTACACTCCCACACGCAGCGAGCGGATGAAGGTCAGGCCGGGGACGGTAGTGTAGCCATCGAAAGCGTTACGGACGCCCTTCAGGTCAGCGTACTTGCCAGCACGGACGCCGTGACGGTAGACGCCATTCTTGTCCTTCACCATGTTCGGATTGAGGCACCAGCCCGGAACGAATTTACCTTCACGTTGGTTGCGGCTCATTGTTATTCCCCTTTCATCAGTTCGATTTGTTTCTTCAGGCGTGCGATAGCCAGCTCTTTGTCCGACATGTTGGCTGTGTCCGTATCGTAGTCGAACTCATAACCAAGTTCTTCGTCCAGATTGCCGTCATCCGCAGGTTCGAACAGGCGCTCGTACGAGTTCGTACCAAAGGCGAAATCCGTCCTGTTACCCCACATAGCGGAGAGGCCGTTGACCTGTGCGTGATAGGAGAAACCGCTTGGTGCGAAGGTATTCAACTCTTCGCGCAGGCTGAAGCCCATCTCCCGAAATTTCGGCATGGTACAGGCGAGGCCGAGGGTACAGAAGTTTGTACCGCAAGCGGTATCCTGCCGGAAGTGGCTCAGGTCGAAATTATCTTCCGGCTGTGCTTCAACTGCCGCCAGCAGGGTTTCCAGATTGGAAGTGATACTCATTATCTTCTCCTTGTTCATAGCCCGAATACAGGCAGTTGGTTGGTCCGGGGCATGTGCCCCATTCTACGTCGCATTGGCAACGCTTGTTGTGCTTGCTACGTACTTCACATCGTAGCTCATAAACGTCGTCCGGGTCAAGCACTTTCTTTCTCAGCGGCAGCGATGGCCTTGTCGTACACAGCCAGCACTTCTTCGTGCGTGTGACCGTCGTTGTAGATAGCGATCTGCTGGTTTGCAGCTTCGCACAGCAGCTCGACAGGACGTTCAGCCCAGCCGTTCCCGTGATGTTCGATGCCCTGCACGGACTCGATAGCGCCGATAGCGCAGAAGCATACAGCTCCCGGTTCGTTACCGATCAGCTCATTGCCGTTGATGTCACGAGCGTAAAAGCCCTGCATCCAGTTGGCGGGGTTAGCGATCTTTGCTTTCGCTGCTTTCAGGATATCTGCGGTATTCATTTCGTTCTCCTTTGGTTTGCCCTGACGGGCTTGGTTGCGATAGGTAGTATTATCTACAGTTTCTTACGCTCAGTCAAGCTATTTGGAAAAATAATTTCGCACTTGTCTTGCAGCCGGTCCAATGCGTCAGCGTCGATACGCAGCGGGAACAAGTACGCAGGCTTGTCCAGAGCGATCATACGGTGCAGCATATCGAGGGAGCCAGTGCTACGACCGTCCCACACAATCAGAGCGGCATCGGCCATCTGTGCCATCTCTTCGTTACGCCAGTGGCCCGCCAGAGCGTTGTACGGCCCACGACTGTTGTGACGTACCACTGCCCCACGTGCTTTCACGTTGCCCCAGTCAGCGGGCTTCTTCGTAAGCTTCAGTCCCGCCTTTTCAGCGAAGATTTCCCCGTGTTTGTCCGGGCCTTCGGCTTCGCCAGAGATGACGTGAATCTTCTTGCCGTACTTGGCCCAGAGGCCGGATTCGATGATGGCCTGACGCGTGACGTTATAGTCCCGGATGCTCCGGCTTCCTGCGATGACGAGCTTCACTTCGTTCCTCCGTAATTGCGAATGTCTTCCCGGATAGCCATCAGCAGCTTACCCAGCCAGTTTTGACCCTCCCCGTTGCATACGCCCCAGTAGTAGTCGCCCCACGTGTTACCTTCGATGAGTTCGGCATCGCCCGTAGCCAGCAACCGTTCCGCCAGCTCCGGGTCACTGAACTTCTGACGCAGCAGGCCGTCCATGATGCCGAGTTTAGCCGTCTCCCAGTCCGGGCGCATCGGAACCTGACGGCCCATACGCTTCGCATCGCCTGTCGTAGCGTAGCAGATAGCCCTACGGAACTCCGGCTCCAGCGTCTTCGCAGCTTGGTAGGCATGCTCTACGGTTGGGTACGTAACGCTGTCATAGGTCACGTAGACGTTCCAGAAGTTAGACAGGAAGCGATGCTCGCCCCTGAACGAATCGATCTTGTTCATTGTTCTTCCTCCTTTTCCAGTCTGCGCGTTTCAGCTTGACGAACAGCGCGTTTGTCGCTTCGAATCTGCCGTTTAATACTGGCAGACCTTGTGTTGTAGTTAAACGGGAACCGGCCGTACGGGTACGTAAACCCGTCATCATTCAGTTGCCTGTGGCCTATCATCCTTTTCCACTCCGGGGAGTTCCGTTTCATGGCTCCACTCCTTCAATCGGGAAGCCGAGTTCACGTTTGGCCCGTTGCTCCGGCGTCTCGCTGAACAGGAATCGAGGGTGCAGAGCGAATTCGTACGGTCCCGGCCGCTGCTTCAGGATGTGAACTTCCGGCACTTTCGATTTGATGTCGTTTGGCTTCACTACAAAGATCGCAAGCTCGCCAGCGTTGATACCACCGTTCATACCGAACGGGTTTGCTTCGAGGTCGATAATCATACGGGTCATTTCTATCTCCGGTAAAAGAAAAGGCCAGTGTAGCCGAAGCCACACCAGCCTGTCAAGTAGTGTTACTTGTTGATTTTGATGGCACGCTCTTCGAACACGCCGAGATTGATGACAGCACCGTCCGCCTTAGCACGGCACAGGGCCACCGGGCCGTTGATTTCAACGACTTCGAACAGAGCCAGATGACGGCTCTGTGCACCAGCGAATGCGTAAGCGATGATGTCACCCTCGATAACGTCGTTCCCTTCGATGTCCTTCAGGGGCACGTAGTCTCCGACGAGGAATACCGGGCGACCCATACCACCCGTTGCAGCACCGCTATTCCAGTCGCCCACGTCATCCCGGAACTGTGCGTTGCCGGAGTTCGGGCGATAGCGCTCGATTGTGTAAATCTTGCCAACGGTGCAGTCCGTGACAGTGCTGACATCAGCGTAGACGAAGCGTGCACCGATCTTTGGTTGTTTGGTCATTTCATTCTCCTTTGGTTGGTAAGAAAGGCTACATCGTAACGTAGCCTTACGTAGCTGTCAAGCTGCTTTGTAGAAATCCAACGTGCCAGTCGGCAGCTTCAGGATATCCATCAGCGAGCTACCCAGCAGTTCGATGTTCTCGTTGTAAATCTGAGGGACAGTACGATGCCCCAGCGTCTTGAACGCGTGCATGCCTTGTTCGTCCTCATCGATCTTCACGACCTTGTGGCGGATGTTCAGCCGTTCGAAGTGTTGGATGACAGCCTTACATCCAGCACACCCGTTACTTGAAAACACCGTCAAGTGGTTCTGTTCCATTGTTGTTTACTCCATACAAAATTGTTCGTTTGATGTGGTCGGGTACGTGGATGCACCCGAGCTTCACCGCCTCTGCCCATACGTCCACGACCCCGTGACTGGGATGGTTGTACAGGTTGAGTGGCGGGAAGCTGTCATTCCAGATCAGCTCCACCGTCACCCTTGCCATTACTTAACCTCGCACGCTCCGCCAGCACACGCAGCTTCCATCGTGTGTGCCGTGTTGTCTTCTTCCTCGTTCACCTGTGTCAGATCGAACGAACCCTGTGCTTCGATGTAGCCCATCAGACCCTCGTACACGTCCTTGGTGCAGTCTTCGAACGGAGCCTGAACGTAGGTGCCACCGTCGTACGGAAGAACGCTGATACCGTTGTATTCGTCCCTGTGGTCCCACATCCACTGTCCGCATGCATCCCACTCGTCAGCTTTCAGGCTGATCGTGCACGAGATGTTGTGACGCTGCACGCCACGGTTGTGTCCCGGCTTGATCCATTCCTGATTGAAGCGACGCACACGCTCCAGCAGGTCCATGAAGCTTTCCGTACGCAGGATCGACCCTTCAGGAGCCTTCTGCGGGAACGACATCACAGCTTCCAGATGAGGCTTGAACTTGCAGTCCTCGACCAGCAGCGGGAAGTTCTTGACCATGTACGCATACAGGGCTTCGTTCTTACCGACACGCATACGACGGATGTAGTAGTCATTGTGCCATGCGTGGACGCCCGAGGACGAACCAACGACGATGGACGCAGTGCCTTCCGGCTTCATCAGCGACGTACGAGCGGCAGTGTTGATACCGATCAGGGCGGCAACACGTGCGTTCTCTGCAACCACGCAACGGGCTGCTTCTTCCCAGTTCAACGGCAATGCCTTGCCCGAGCCCGTACCAGTGCACGAAACACCGATCAGAGCGTCGTCTTCCGTCACTTCACGCCATTGCGGACGGAGGTAGTGGAAGTTGGTATAGCCAGCTTGCAGCGTACCGATGAACGTAGCGACTTCTGCACGCTTGTTCAGTTCTTCCTGAGTCTCTACGTCATCGCCGTTGATCGTCGTCAGGTTACAGAACGAGTACATACGCAGCGTTGCCTCGACACACGGATTGCTCAGGATATTACGGTCGTTCGTCCAGTACACACCCGGTTCACCAGCGTTCGAAATCTCGACAAGCTTCCAGATGGCTTTGAACGTTTCTTCGTCCACCGTACCACGCAGCAGCACCACCGAGTTGTTAGCACGACCACGCTGCGGATTCAGCTCCCACCACGGGCCGCTCTTGCACGTAATCATGTCCAGATCGTCCGGGCTGAAGAACGCGATCATTGCAGCACGACGGATGCCACCGGACAGCACAGCGTCAGCAATGTGGCACTCGATGTCATGGCATTCCAGCGGCGTCAGCTTACGACCGATAGCACCGTTCAATACGTGACGGATTTGTTCGATACAGATACGCAGCGGTTCCGGTCCCGGAGCCTTACCACCGGCCGTAATCAGACGAGCACCCTTCGGACGGATATCACCGTAGTCCATGTCCGGGTCAGCACGGCCTTCGAAGTAGGCACGCACAACCACCTTCACTGCGTCAGCCCATCCTTCGATGCTGTCACCGACGACGAAGCGACGACGCGTAGCCTTCGGACCCTGCACAACAGGCAGTTGATCGACGTGATGCTTCTGGACGCTGTAGCCGACACCGCTACCACCCAGCAACAGGAACATCGTCTCGGAGAACGCATGCAGGCTGTCGATTGGCAGGCAGCAGCAGTTGAACATGCGCGTGTTGTTCATTTCGATAGGCTTACCACCGAACTGCATCGAACGCATCGATGGCAGCACTTTCTTCGGCTTGACGTAACGGTCGAACACATAGGCAATCTCTTGTGCCATATGCGGGTAGCGCTTCATGTGCATCTCTGCGTTGCGGTCGCAAATCTCTTCCCACGTCTCCCGGCGTCCTGCTTCTGGGATGTATTTCGCGTATTTGTTAAAGACCACTACGTCACTGAGAATTTTCTGGGAGATGTCCAATTTCTATTTCCTTATGTTAGTTGAATGAAAACGGAGGCCGAAGCCTCCGCGTGTCAGGCAGACATTATAGCACAGGTAGCCTTACTTATCAATCTTGACGGAACGCTTCCTGCGATCCTTCTTGACGATGACGACGGGCGGGGCATGGTACTCTGCCATCGTCTTCAGACGGCCACCATCGCTGAACCGATTCGGTCGTACCACATCCAGCAGGTTTTGTAGCACTTCGATCTGTTCGATGATAGCCTTCTCGTCCGGGTTCGTCAATTCCGCTGGGAAACCTTCGACCACGCCGCTGTTGTAATCTCGGCTCGTGGACAACGAGCGAGACATTTCGTTGGCAAGGCTCATGTCCTTGTAGCCAGCGGCGATGAGCCGGTCTTCCGGCGTAGCGAACGAACTGTTCAGGAAGTTCGAATTGATATCTACTTCCCCGGCGATCAAATACGCGATAACGACTTGCCCTTGCAGGTTCCGATGTTGACACGGAATGTACTGAATAGGGTAGTCCAGATCGAAGCCCAGCACCTTCAGGTACGGAGCAATCAGAGCGTCGTTCTTCGGATCGGGGAAGTCGATCATACGAAGATGGGACAGCTCATCCACCTTCGCCATCAGGTCAGTGACGCTAATAGTTTTCATGTTGCCTCCTTAGTACGACTTGCCACCAGCAGCTTCGCGTGCTTCTTTCTTGTGGTCCGGGCGAACGGCATTGAACGCCATCTTTGCTTCGATTGCATCGCCCAGCGGGATGTTGTACGCACCGGCCAGATCGAAGATACGGATCACTGCGTCAGCCAGCTCCGTAGCACGGCCGTGGAACTGTGGCAGCTTGTCGTCCATCAGGTCTTTGCGGTCTGCTTCCAGCGCTTCCGACAGCTCGCTATGCACGAGGGCGAGTTTGTTGGAGAAGGCGAACGGGTTCAGCGTGAGATGGTTGCCTTCCTTGTCATTCCACCAGCCTGCGTCCGTCGAAGCTTTGTGGCATGCGTCTACTGCTGCGTTGATGTCGTGTTTGATACTCATGGTAATACTCCTTATGCTAGTTGCAGTTTTTGTTGAATCAGCCATGCTTTCAGCATTGGCATTTCTTTGTAAGCGTACGCCACACCGTAGTCGTACTCAGTCCAGCGTCCTTCCCCGTCGAGCAAGCTGAAGCTCGAAACGTTGAACACGCCCGATACGCCCTCTGGAAAGTGATCGTACATCGGGGTGAAGAACGGGCTACGTTCCATCATCAGCAGCCCGTTGGAAAGAAGCACTAGGACCAGTCCGGTGTTCGCAATCGGAACTTCCAGAAAGGTCAGGTTGCTCATTTCAGCCAGCCCAGCTCGATTGCTTTGTTCAGGGCTTTGATGAGGTTTTCAGCGTGCTCCTTGTCCTTAATGACCAGTTCACGGTCGGAGTCCGTCTCGACCAGCAGAGTTTGACGGCGTTCGCCGCCACGAATCACGTCCGGGCAGTAGTCAAACGCGTCTTTGTCTGCGAAGCGGATTTCGGACACGTTGGTCAGATCGCCACGTACATCGATAGTGCTCATAATTTTCTCCTTGGTAGTGTTATTTCAGCCAGCCCATTTGCTCAGCCTTGTCCAAAGCTTTGCGGAGGTTGGCCGCATGCTCTTTCGTCTTGACCACAACGGAGTGGCCGGTGTCTTGCGAGTCGTAAATCTTGATCCCGGCTCCGTTCGAAGGGATGACCAGCTCCGCGATATACGTGTTGCTGTCCCGGTCAGCGATTCGGAGGACAGTGATTTCATCACAGCTTTGATTGCGTACGTCATAGGTAGTCATAATTTTCTCCTTGGTTAGTTAGTAGTGCTACTTATAGGCCATGCCGTTCGGTATAGCCCTCGTGTGTTGCGATCATTCTTGCTCTGTATTCGCAGGCCAGCGTAAACGCAGCCCGTTCACCGATGCAGCAGTTGAACGACTTCCGTTGACCTTTTCCCTTGTCATCGGTCCAGAACGCTATCCAGTAGTCGTTCCCGTCCTTGGTCGTCTTACTTACGCCTGTGACGCCGCTTGTGTTGCAAGACCGCTTTTTCTGGTTCCTTGCATTCACCCTCTTCGTCACCAGCCGCAAATTAGGCAACCTGTTATCACTGCTGTCGCCGTTTATATGGTCGATCATTAGGTCGTCAGGTATTGGACCGTTGTGCATCTCCCAGATTACTCTGTGAGCGGTGTAGCCCTTCTTATGCAGGAACACTACATAGTACCCGCTACCTCTGGATGTGTCAAACGAGCCTGCTACAGCATCCTTTGCAATAAGAAGTATTGCGTGCCCTCTTCCCTTGTACCTGTTCACAGCCCATCTCAAACAGGACGGGCTGGTTTCATCATAGTAATACCAGTCGTCCCATTTAATCACAGCTTCATCGCTTCTAGAATCGGTTCACCTTCAATGATAAGCCCTGTGCCGATAATTGGGCGATGAGGGTTTATTTTATTGTAAGCGAACGCCAGTTTTCGGTCATCGATTAGACAGCCTACGTTCATGCCGAAGTACAGACCTTTCGGATTCGCCCAGTATTCGATACCGAACGATTCGTGGTAGTGTCCGCATACATGCGACATCGACATAGCCTTACTCGTCATGATAGCACGTTTCGTCTTCCCGTGGTGAACATAAACGTCTGGTCGGTTCCACTTGCTCATGTCCAGCGTCAGATCGTTGTGCCACTTCCAGCCATCTCCCACTTCGAGGATTTCGTTGTAGCTACGGATGTAACGCTTCGAAAAGCCGTGGCTCTTCGCCTTACGCAAGTGTAGGGAGCCGTGGTTCGACTCGATGATGTCCATGTTAGGGAACATCGTTTCCATACGCTTGACGTGCGGTAGGGCTCGCTCCAGCTCATCACCAGCACTCGGAAGGTCCGGGTCATGGTCATGGTAGCTCATCGCGTGTTTGTCAAGCTCGTCCCCGACGTTGACAACTCGTGTCGGGTCGTACTTACGCTTCAGGTATTCGAGGAAGTCGAACATCTGTTCGTGATGGTACGGGATGTGCTGGTCCGAGATGAACAGGATACGGCTGTTGTCGTAGCCGTCGTTACCTGCCGCCATCGCCTTTTGAGCGTGGTACGAGCGAAGGAAATCACTCACCGTGCTCTTAGGCTTGCCAAGCATCTCCGCGATTTCTCGCCAGCTCATCTTCGCCTCGTCCAGCTTGACCGCGAGGACGGTCCATTCAATCGTGTTGCTCATGTTGCTCCTTCAAAATTTTGGTGACTAGCTCCTTCCGCTTGGTATCGTTACTTACCGAGCTACCAGTATATCCGTACTGCATTAGGAACGCAAGTACCTGTTTCACCGGCTGTCTCGTAATCTCCAATACCTTCTTAGCGAACCTTGCCTCTTCGAACGAAATTCCCTCGCTCTGGGAGTACGTGTAGATGCTGTGGCACGGTTTGCACAACGCACGCAGGTTGTCCGTCTCGCAGTAGAGTCGTCCAACGAACGGGCCGATGTCTTCTACGGTCAGGATCGCTCCAGCATCGTGCGGGTAGTGGTCAACCTCCATCACTTTCAGTATGAACCACTCCTTACAAATGGCACACTGGTATTCCCACTTCTGCTGCTTCTTCGGCCCCTTGTAAGGGCGGCGAGCTGCGGCAAGGCAGTCATTCCGGGGTTGCCAACGAAGCCACTTGGAACGAAGCGCAGAACGAATCCACGCTAGGTACTGAGCCTCCGTCATCGTCCCGCTACAACGGGTCTTCGGGGACTCCTTACTCTTCCGTGTCGCCATACTCGATCCCCGCCTTCTTCAGTACCTTCCGTACGTCAAACCTGTCACCTTCCCAGCGGCGCATGAACGCACAGTCCGCATAGAGTTGCCAGATGTCCAGCCACGATTTGTTCTCCTGTAGCGATCCATCCCACGCACGGTAGGTAATCGGTTTAGGATACCAAATCTGATACTGCTTGGCAACAGCCTCCAGAGCCTCTTTATCCGTCTTGCAGCGATGTAGCAGTTCGTACGCTCCTACCTCTCCGAACTTCACTTTCGCAAGCTCACAGGGCTTGTAGCAGTCCACAGCGTCCCCGAAGACCATCTGGTAGTACAACCACACACGTCCCTTACCCTTGGCGCTCTTCGTCTTGGTCCCGTTCGGGTTCTCCTTGACGATCAGGGTCAGCTCTCCGAAGCCACTGATGAACTCAGGCTCCGTCATGTTGTCCCAGTTGTACAAGTGCCCCGGTCCGTGGTTGGCGTCCTTATCAATCGACGCTTGCGTGTGTCCAGCAGTCATGTAAGCAACGAGTACATCGTCCGCTTCCACGCCATCGCTGATTTCCGCTGAGTGCGAGTTGATGAGGTAGTTCTTGCAGTCGGCCAATTGCAACGGTTTCGTGCTTTCCTTACGGGCGTCCTTGTAGCGTGTCGGCAACGGAAGGTCGAGGCGGAAGTTGTTGTCCCCGCTCACAACGATGTGGTAGCTCTCTGCCTTGCACGCCTTCACGATGTTGTCGATCATGTGGTTCAGGATGTGGAACGCGTTCTGCAACGGGCCGGACTTCTGCCCCGGTACAACCTCGTACTCATCCTTGCTGTCCCCTGCCCATTCACGGAACTTGGTCAGCGTGTCGAACTCCACCGTTTCCGCTGTCTCCATGTGAGTGCAGCGTACGAAGCGTTTCTCATTCGCCGCAGCAGCACGATAGGACAGAATATCACCGTCGATGCACACCAATTTTGGTAGTTCTGTCATTCGTTTCTCCTAAAAGGAAAGCCCGCTACCCTTTCGAGTAGCGGGCGTGTTAGCTAACGTTCCTTAGATTAGAAAGGAATGTCGTCGTCCATGTCCTGATCGGCAGGAGCGACAGGCTTCTTCGGTTTTGCCGGAGCTGCCTTCGGCTTCGCAGCCGGTTTGTCGGCTTTGGTATCGCCGTCGTCCTTGATGCCCAGCTTGGCTTCGTACGCTTCGATTGCTGCCTTCATCTGAGCGCCTTCAGGCGTGTCATACTCGGCCGACAGCTTGATTTTCTTGCGGATATCAGCACGCAGGAACTTCACGTTGTCTTCGTTCACGTTGTCGAAGCCGATAATCATCGCAGGCTGTTGCAGCTTGGCGAAGGTAGGCACCACTTCGATTTCGTTACCGTCTGCGTCTTCCTTAATCTCAGGCGGAACCTTGGCAGGCTTCTTGAAGTTGACGTTCTTGTAGATGATGTCGTTGCCGTCCTTGTCCTGCTTACCGGAGTTGGTTTCCTTCACATCCACTTCAGCGATGAACTGGCCGTTCAGCAGCAGTTCCACGTCGTCGTTCTCGTCCTGCACACCGAAGTTCTCGATACCGATTGCGTCGCCCAGCTTCGTCAGCATGGATTGCGCATGGTACGACCACTTCTTGCCTTCGATGATGTTGCCTTTGTTGTCGATAGGCGGGCAGTGGTAGAAGTTGATACCTTGGATATCGCCCTTGAAGCTCTTGTTCAGCAGCAGGCGGTATTGAGCCTTGCCGATTTCACCACCGTAGTCCACCACGTCGTTCACGAGGTCAGCGAACATCGCGATCTGATGTGCGGGCTTGTTGTCCTTACGAACTGCACCTTCCGCATCCGGCTTGCACAGCTTGCCGTCCGGGCCGATGTAGCTTGGCTCACGTTCCTGAGTGCCGAGGTCAACGATCAGCGATACACGGGCACGACGGGCACCAGCTTTCGGAACCGGGAAGTTCCGTTGTTCGTAGTTACCACCGTTACCACCTTTACCGCTCGATTTTGGTTTCAGACCAGCCATTGTAATGCTCCTTAATAATAGCAACCTTTGTTGCCCCGTAGCCTTTCGGTCTTACGCAATAGCCATTTTCTTTATAGACACTTACGGCTCTTCGTCTCTCGAAACTTTACAGCACAGCCGTGTAGGCGTCTAGCGCTGATTTACATTCTGCTTGTGTCTTGTAGCCGTAGATGTCGATCTGGCTGGCTTCATCGCTGAAGTGGTACAGACCAGTTTCGCAGCACTCCCACACGTGGTTGTCGCTCGTGCATCCCCAGCTATATTTCTCGACCCAAGCTGGATTACTCCAGTCCCCGACCTTCAGCATGTTAGCGTGCCTTACGAGCCGCGTCTTTCGCCGTCTTGCCCGGACGAGCCACCGGATGCAGGCCAGCAGCTTTCAACAGGCGGATGCAGTTCTCGTGGGTACGCGGGGCGTTGCCGATGGCACGGGTCTGAGCGGCAGACATGAATTCTTTGCGTTGCATTGTTCTCTCCTTTTGTTACGGTTGGTTGGTAGGTCGTGTAGGATTCAAACCTACGACACCGGGAGTAGAAATCCCGTGCTCTATCCGCTGAGCTAACGACCCGAAGTAATGACGTTATCGCCATTTAGTAGCAGACGCTACGTAGCACCTTCCTATCAAACATAAAGCTCCATCCTTGGCTATCAAAACTTTTGTGGAAGATTGAACAAGCATTTAGCTCCAAGCCCATAGTAGAGGGCTCAATCTTTTACGTCTTGAACTTTGATGCTAACCGTGCGACAACACAGGCCCACAGTCGTTAGCATAACCTTTCAGCTTTTAGAGTCAAACTTTCAGCTTCAACATTAGGCTGGCACGTCACACTCCGGCGACCGCGAGCAAACTTTTGATAGCTATATCCATTAGCATAGTTGGCTGGCCCATAGTTTCCGTCCTAGGGCCACATGACGGGATAGATTCTTGTTTTGCTACGTACATCTGCTACTAAATGGGGACAAGCCCCATGCTGATTACGAAAGGTTCACTTCCACCTTCGTTACAGCGTTTGCTTCCAACAGGACGTAATCCACTTCGGTAGCGAACTGTTCCAGCTCTTTTGCGATTGCATCGATCTGGTCCTTCAGGCCGTCGAACGTGACGACAGCGATCTTCGTGTTACGCTCTGCCAGTTGGCGGAAGACCTTGATTTCCTCTTCGCTGGCCTTCTTCGTACCACCGGATGCAGCAGCAACTTGCTGAGCAATCTTCGCTTCGATCTGCGCTTGGACCTGATCGACACGGGCCTTGCCGGTGTTCATCTGAGCACGCAGGGTGTTCAGGAAGGTCAGACGGTAGACGTTAGCAGCCTTACGTGCCAGCGCTTCGTCAATCGTCATCTCGACGCCAGCGATCTTCACTTTCGTGGTAGCGTTCGCTTTGTTGCGTTCTGCCTTCAGGATCGCCAGCTTCTTCAGCAGCGTTTGGATGCCGTCGAAGTTCGACTGGGACAGGCGTTTCGCTTCCAGCGTATCGGCATCGGAGTCAGCCGGGACGGTGAAGACGAAGTGGCCGTTTTGAATCTGATTCAGTTTTTGTTCGGTCGCTTTGATTTCAGCGATAACGCGGTGCAGGGACATTTCCATAATTTTCTCTCCTAAGATTTGGTTGGTTGCGGCCGGAGCATTGTCTGCTCCAGAACCGCTATCATACATTACGTAGTACTACTTGTCAAGTTTTATGCTTCGCCGGTCAGGTACGGCGATTCCGCCATGAATTCCTTGATACCGAGGCCGAAGATGTCGTACAGGTTCGGGATGTACAGCGTGTTGCGGGTTTCGAACTTGCCGTCAGCCATGATGTACTTGATTTCCGAGGTCGTCACGAACTGATTTGCCGGAAGCAGCGGATGATCGATTGCGAACACCGAACCGCTACCACCGACGGAACCGCTCATCGGTTGGGTGATATCGAAGTGGACGACATCCACCAGTGCCGAAGCGTCATGCGTTCCCACAGTGCCGTCAGCGCTCTTGATCGTGACGTTCGTACCGTCGATGGAAGTAATACGGCCGATCTGGCTGACGACTTTGTCGAGGTCGAGTTCTTCGCCAGCTTGCATACGTGCAGCGGTTTCAGCGAAGCGGGTTGCAGCGAGTTGGCCTACGATGAAGTTACGGGTCATTTTGTTTCTCCTTTTCAGTTGGTTTGGGTGAACATCCGTTCGATTGAGGCTTCCAACCGTTCGTAGTCCTTGGTTTGTTGCACTAGCTGCTTAGCAGTGTAAGCACTATATCCGTTTTCGTGCAGCCAGTCAAGCAGTCTTACGGCATGTATCTTATGAACGTTGGTAGTGCTAGTACGCTCTACTATGTATCCCTTCGGGAACCCTTTTTTGAAGGTCGCCGCGTTTGAGAATTCTATCAGAACGTACTCATCTTCGCCAGATTTACTTTGGTTAGAAAGTGTCCCAAGCCTGCTACGCATCACTACCTGACTTGCTGCTAGGACCATCCGAAGATAGTCCCTGCGTTTAGCTTTTGTTGCCATTAATCCCACGAACCGCCACCGCTGTCCGACGAACTCCAGTCGCTGCTGGAAGACGAGGACGAACTGGACGACGAGCTGAACCAGCTATCATCACTCCCGGACGAGTACGAGGAACGTTTCGTTTCGTAGTCGGTCGTATCGCTAGGGTACGAAGGCTGGTAGGCCGGTGCTGCTTCCACGTACGTTTGACGTTCGATGATTCGATCATGGCCATGACCGTACGAATCGTGATGATGGTGATGGCTGTGCATCATTTCGTTCAGCATCATACCCGTCATCAGGTTGTTCGCTCCGTTGTCATGCACCACCACCGTGCTCGGCTGGACCACTGCCGGTTGAACAGCCACCGGGGCCGAAGGGTACACAGGATGCGGCGGAGCGTCGTAAGTACGGCCTTGGTTCGTGTACAGGCGTTCCGTACGGAGCGGTTCTACTGGCGTGCGTGCCCACGATTCCACCGAGTTATGCACCACTACCTGACGACTATTCTGCCACACTTTGTAGATGAAGTACACGATCAGGCCGATGATGGTCGCCCAGAACAACCACTTCAGCACGGTCATGATACCACTACCACCAGCCGGTTTCACTTCGGTGTACGTTGCCACCGGGGCAGGTTCGTATCGCCGTTGGGAAGGAGCCATCCGTTGGACCGGGTTCGGAGTACGCTCCAGCTCCGCCGTCATCCGGCCGAACAGGGCCGAGTTCTGGACGCTGTGGTTCTTGTCGAGCATCCGTGCCGTCTTCAGTTCAGCAGCCGCACCTTGACGGTCGTTATCTGCTTTCAGCAGCACGTAGGCGTTGAACAGGTGTGCTTTCGCACTGTCCGGACGCTCACGCAGCACTTCTTGCGTCATCGACTTGGCCGATTGGTAGTCGCGAGCTGCCAGAGCGTTCTCGATGTCCGATGGACGGGGCATTGCCAGAGCTGCAACGGTTGCCAGTGACAGAATGATACCAGCGAAAAATTTCTTCATTTGTTTCTCCTTGGTTGGTTAGTAGGTAGTGTTATTATGGAGCACTACGTACGGATTGTCAAACACTTTTTGCTGCTTTTTTGAGGGCTTCCGCCATCGCTTGTTCCTGCGACATCTTCGTCACCGGCATATCCACCAGCGAGAAATCGGCACGCATCAGGGCACCGTGTTGGCGTTCCATATGCGGGAGCACTTGGTTGTTCACGAAGCGTCCGAGAGCGTCGAGCTGGCGTTGCTCCAGCGCTTCCATCTCTTGGATTTCCTTCTTCGTTACTTCGATACCCTGCTCCCACTTGACACGGGACTGCTCCACACGTTGTTCGAACGTGCCACGCTGTTTAGCCTGTCCCATTAGATGGCCTCCACGCAGTCGTCGCTGACGTACTGGTGTTTGCCAGCGGCGTTGACGAAATAGCTGACGCCCTCATAGCGGGAATCGCGGAGGCGTTGAAGCTCGTCCCCGACCTTGAACGCTACGACGTTGGAGTCGGCGGTAACGTACTTATGGGTTGCTTCGAATTTGTTCATTTTGTTTCTCCTTACTTGGTCGAGTCCTGCACATTTTTTACAACCTTCTGCACCGCCGTAGCGGTGTAAGGCTCCTTACGGTCGTTCAGGGCACAGCCGAGGGTGACGACATCTGCGACAACAGCAATCGGGGTTTCCACGACTGCGCCAACAGTGGCTTTCGCCAGCTTACCGATCATTCCGAACATTTCTTTCTCCTTGGTTGGTTGCGACAGGTAAGATAGTACTGCTTCTTATCCTACCTGTCAACAACTATTTTACATCGTTGTTTCGCCTTCGGCGTCTTCCCAGCCATCCGTCCAATCGCTGGCTTCAGTTGTGCCATCTTGGTACGGATTCTCGTCGTGTCCGTAGCCTTCCCGGTACGCACGCTTACCTTCATAATACTCGTCATTCAAAAACATTTCAACTACTCCTTTGCAAATAAGCTGATGCCTTATCAAGCAGCTCAGCACTGTCCTTCAGAAACCCGATCCCACGATTACATGGGTTGCACAGCAGTCCACGCACCTTGCCTGTAGCATGGCAGTGGTCTACTGCAAACGAGAACGTCTCACGTGACGTAGTGTTACCTTCGCCCACAGGGTTATCTGTGCCACAAACTGCACATCGACCTCCCTGATTTCGAAACATCTCTTCGTATTGCTCCATCGTTATACCGTACTTAGACAGCAAAGCCCTCCGGCGATACCCGTAGCGAGTACCTTCCGAACCTTTACTGCTACGCGAAGTCTTACGGGCGTGTGTATCACAGTGTTTGCACCTGTAATTCAACCCGTCCGCAGACCTCTTGTTTGCCCAGTATTCCGTCAGAGGCTTCAACTCCCGACACACTGTACAAGTTTTCATCAGTGAGTCGTGGCCCAATTAGTTCCAATCATGTAGCCAGCCGTCAGCTCCGCTTTCAGCTTGTAGTACTTACCTGCGTCCGTAACGGCCTTCGTAGCAAGCTCTCCGGCTCGATTATAGGCCACGTAGAAGCATTTATCGGTGTGGCCGATATCAGACCATACCTTGTCCGTCTGCGCCTCTTTAAAAGCCTTACAAGCCTTCTTAGCGGCTGCTGCGGATTCGGACAGTTCCATCTCGCCCTTCTCGTTTTCTACTTCCATTGGACCTTCGAACTTGAACAGCTTGAACGTCACGCTCGACTTCGTTACCTCGCACTGTGCCTCGTCGTGGTAAGCGATGAGTTGTTGTGCGAACTGATCCTTCTCTTCCAGCTTGGCCTTCCAGTCGTCCACGAAGAAGTCCACGGACAGCCCTTCAGCCTTCAGGTAACGGTCGTGCAGCACCATCGCCCTCTTTGCGCAGATAACGCCGCAGCTTTGGAACGCAGTGTTAATCACGTTGCCCTTAGCACGGATAGGAAGCTTACGTCCGTCAATACCCAGCAGGAATTTCTTCCCGCCTGTGGACTCCCAGTACGCTTGCATTGCCTCTTTCAACTGCTTCAGCGGGAACGCTTGCTCCCAGAACGTGTTGAAGATGATGGTAGCTTCTTCAATCGAGCAGCCCACGGTCTTAGCGATACGTGGAATCTGCGCATTGTACGAGCAACCGTACTTCACGCTCTTTGCAGTCGAACGAGGGAACTTACGTCCCAGAATGTCCGTGATCTTGGCAGCGAGAACAGAGTGACAGTCGTTCGGCTTCTCAGCCGTCAGCGACACGCCGTACTCGGGACCGCCCGGATAACGGTAAGTATAGTGTGCTTCCACCTTCGCTTCAAGAGAGTCGAAGTCGTAGCCCATCTGGTAGAAGAATTCGTCCGTTCCGAACAACTCCCGCATCTCGTAGCCGTACATCGAAGACACACGCGGCACGTTACACACCAGACGGTGTTTAAAACGGCTCGTAGCGGCTCCGCACGTGTCAGCAGGCGTTGGGATACGGCCGTCAACGTCGAGACGGTCAACGGACATCCAACCCTTCTGCATGTCTTCGTCGTCGTCCGGGTCGATACCTCCACCCAAGATACTGTTACGTCGATGCTTGTACGTCAGGTAGTGCGAAATCTCCTTGGCATACGCGAACTTCTCCGACAGCTTCAGCAGCTCCGGGTCAATCTCCTTCTCCATACCGATAGTCAGCGTAGGGTTCGTATAAACCTTCAGCGGACGCTTGATATGGTCGTGGGCCAACAGCTTCTTCAGCACGAACTCTTTGCTCACACGCGGCGAGTATTCCAGCTCTTCCAGCCTGTCCGCTTTGAACGGGCTATCAAAGGTCTGGTCAACCCACTTCGTCACAGCCTCCACGAACTTTTCCTTCGTGATCTTCTTCTTCTTGCTGTCTACCGTTAGGTCACGTTCCTTATACTGCGTAGGGTTCCAGCCCAGCTCCACGAGCCATTGCTTGATGTGCAACGTATCGTCCAGCCTTGCCGGTTCAGTCGTGAACAACGGTTCGTTCGGGATAGGTAGCTTGTGCTTCTTACCGAACACTTCCAGATACCAGTCGCCCGATTCCTCGTACAACGATCCGCCGTGACGCTTGGCGAAGTTGAACATGTGGCTGACGGGCTCCCCGTTGTTCTTGAACTGCTTCTTCGTCGGCGTGACATCCGCCAGCTTACCCTTCGTCAACGGTTTCGGAGGGATGAGCGGCTCCACGGTTGCCCGTAGCTCTTCCATCTTCGCGTCGAGGAATCGAACGTTCTCGATAGCCTTGAACTTGTTGAACTTGAAGCCACGGTGCTCCTGTCGAGTGATGATTTCCGCTACGGATTTCTCCAGCTCGTACGCATCATCCCAGTCCCAGTCGCCCCATTCCCGCATCAGCCAGCGATACACCCGCTTGTTGACGTGGCAGTCTCGCATCATGTACACACCCATCTCTTCGTGGTACACGCGGAATTCCTGCCCTTTCGGAGCGTTCGCTTCGATCAGGCCCAGCTCTACAGCCTTCGCACGCCAGTTGATCTTCTCCAGCCCCAGCACGCTACCGAAGTACTCGATGCTGTGTTGAGGACGGTCAGGGTTGAGCGTCTTCGACATCACGAGCGTATCGGTAATCTTGACAGCCTTGGTCTTACCTTTGTACGTAACCGTATCAGGGATTCCCAGAGCCTTACAGCCGATGGAGTAGTTCAACCCGTCATAGAGCTTCAAGAGCAAATGGTCGTAGCTGATCGTATTGTGACCGATCAGTTCGTCCACTTCGTTCATGATGAACTCGATGTGTTTGCCCTTGCGTACGTCTTCGGGTCCGAAGAACCACTCGTCTTCTGAGTCGGCATCAACGAACCCGGCGCAGTGCATAAACTCCGGGTCTTTCAGGCAGTACGGGGAGGCCGTGTAGTCAATCGACTCCGAGTTCAGGAGGTTTTTAGCCTCCGTGTCCCAGATTACACGCAATCCCATAGCTTAGTCCTCCGGCAGTTCAAGCAGTGCGTACGTGTGCTGCGGGTATGTTTTTGCCATCGCCCTCCGCTGGCGTTCGGCGTTGAATTTGTCCGTAGTGGCCCCACCTTCGACGTTCCTGCCGGAGTCGTCGTCAAGCCAGCACGGACGCCATTTACCGCTCTTCGTCTTACGAACCATCATGTACTTCGTTGCCATATTTCTCTCCTTAAAATGGTAGTGTTTCTATCTCTGCATCGGTATAACCCTCTGCAACCCTCGCAGAAACCCACTCTTCGTGGGTCTGCACATTACAGCCCTTGCCAATCGTAGTCACGTTGCATGTCCCGAAGCTCCCTCCGCAAATCAGGGCTAGGCATGAGCCTTGGCTTGTCCCCGTTGACAACGTAGTGCTCGTACGCAGCACGGTCATCTTCGTGATCGAGGTCGCCGTTGTCGTACGCTGCTGCGATCTTGTGGTACTCCAGCTCGCCGGAGTCCAGATGCTCAGGACCGTCTGCGTAGTAGTCCAGCGCTTCCTGCACCGAATCGTTGATTTCCAGCACACGCATTGCACGGGTAACAGCGACGTACAGAAGGTTCTGTTCCATCTCGTTCAGTCCTACCCAATCACCGCCGTCGTAGTGGCTTGGGAAATCATCCGCCAGCAACACCTGATCGTGCTCACGACCCTTCGACTTGTGGGCCGTAGTGTACACGATTGGAGCGTTAGCCGGGTTATGGAACCCTTCCAACGTACGTACGAAGCGGAAGTAGTCACCGCCTTCGATGATGTTGACGATGCGCTTCATCTCGCCAGTCATCTTCTCCGCCTCTTCCTTGTACTCTTGCCACGTCGGGTACGGAAGGATGTTCTCGTGCTTGACGTTCCGCATGTCGCCCTTAGACAGCGCGTACGCCGACTCCAGCAGGCGGAGGAAGTCTTTCACGTCGATTTCGAGACGGATGTTCTCGCCCTTCGAAATTGCAGCCACAGCAGCGTACAGCAGACCCGAGTTCGTACGGAACAGGTACATGTAAGGCTTCGTACGATCCACCACGCCACGGCCGATAGTCGAGGGCATGTCATCCCGGCCCGTCAGCTTCATCAGACCTTGCAGGACAGCGGTAGCAACGTCAGCCACGCCTTGGCCGAAGCGGAAGCTCTTCGTCAGGAACTCGCTGTGGCCTTCGATACGGGTCATGGCGTTGATCGCACCACGCCATCCGTAGATTGCCTGTCGGCGGTCGCCCACGAGGATGATCTTCGCACCCTTCTGCGCTTGCGTCATCACGATGTCCAGTACGCAAGGCGTGCTATCCTGCGCTTCGTCCAGATAGATGATGTTGTACGGCAGACGCGGTTTGCTGAGCTGGAACTGCTTCAGGTACGTATCGTGCGTTGCCAGCACAGGGCTACCCGGATCGATACGATCCTGCCACAGACGCTTTGCGAGACGAAGGACGTAGGCTCCGGACGAGGGATCGGCATCCAGCGTCTTCTTCATGTCGAATCGCGGCAGATGGTTTTCCGTGATTTCCGTGTCTGCGGATTGCTCGAAGCGTTCCACAGTTTGACGCACGAACAGGCCGATAGCGTTTTCAGTGGTAGCGAGCGTTCCCAGTTGCATGTCCATGATGCAGCCGATCTTGTAGAAGCGGGCGATTTCCGTGCCAGTGAAGGCGACGTTGACGTAGCCACCCTTCGGACGGTTCAGCTTGTCCATCAGCGCACGGCCGAACTTGGCGAATGCGAGACTGTGAGTGGTCTTGCACGTCACGTGGCTCGGGAACTTCTCGGATGCTTCCGTAGCAGTCACCTTGTTGAAGGCGATGTATAGGGACGATTGGTCCAGCTCTTCGGACACGAGCTTGAGCGTACTGGTCTTACCACTGCCTGCGCCTGCCTCGATCTTCACGATCATGTGCTTGATTGCAGCAGCGATGCAGTTCAGTTGTTGTTCGGTAGGTTTCATTTGTTCTCCGTTGGTTGGTTAGTGAGAGTATTATATGGAAGAAGCGCTACCTACGCAAGCTGTTCCCGCTGCGATCTGATTCCGTTTCGCCCGCAACTTGGCTAGGTCTTCGTTGAATTTATCCATTGAGTATGGGTTTGTTTCGTCGTTGTACCCGAGCAGAACCCTGAGCATTTCTACTGTGTCATTCCAACCAGCATCTTTCAGTCGTTGCTCGCCGGCTTGCTTGTCTTCGGCCTCGACTCTGGCTCTGATACGTGAAATTTGACAATTCTCCCGGTATTGTTCAGGAGTGATACCCCTAGCTGGATGGTTAGCCTTCCACTCCGTTCCGATCTTCAAATCTCTCTCGCAGCGTTCTGCTTTGTAACCTGTTGGCATAGCACCAGAAGGTTTCACACACGAGTGTTGTGAAATGACACATCCGTTAGATAGCATGTATTGGAGCCAGTCCGCCGCGTCTGACTCGTCGTGGTACGTCGCTACTGGCCTGTTACTGAGGCTGGCCGTGTACGACCCGTATGAACATTTACTAACTCTAGCTTTAAGGGGTTTCATATGCACTCCGTTGTTGAATTCAGCCATTATACGTAGGTAGCACTACGAATGCAACCCCTTCACAAAAAGAAAAACCGCCCCGGAGGGCGGCTTGTTGTTACCGTGCGCTGCTGAAGTACAGTTCTTCGATCCACTCACGCGGAATCTCTTGGCCCGCTGTGTGCGTGGCTACAATGCCATCCAGCAGTTCCTTCGTACGGTCGGCCCATACCTGTTCCTTGGTTCGAACCGTTACCTTCACTTCAGGCTTCGCGAGTTCGAAACGCGGGCGCCAGTGCCCGCCAGCCGAGTAAACGCCAACAATTTGCAGGCCGCTCGCGTCGTCGCGTTCAACCTCGTAAGTCTCGCCTTCCTTGATACCTTTTGCTGCGCCTTTTCCGTCGATGCAACGAATTTTGTCGCCAACTTTAAACGTAGTCATTTCTTCTCCTTGTGTAGCTTGCTATGCAGGAAGGTAGACGTAATGCTACCAAGCCCGCCACCGAGGCCGATTGCCAGAACAACCAGCCCCATTCCGTTGTGGACCACGTTAAGCAGGATGATAGCCTCACATACAGCCATCACCATGCTCGTCGGCAGAATCCACCAGTACTTCTTGTGTATCACATTGAGCTGCTGGAACGAACGCAGCCCGATGTTCAAGAAGCTAGTAAGAAACGTAGGAAGTAGATCATTCCTGATCCAGCGTGTAATGCTTCGGGTTCTTCCCGGCGTGCAGTTCGTTGAGGGCTTTCACCTTGCCCTTCAGCATCTCCAGCTCGCTCAGGTAGCCAGCCATACGGAGGCGATCATCGATCAGCATGCCAGCAGCACGGGCTTCCAGCAAAATCGCCACGTTCGCCAGTACGCCGCCGAGGTTCGGAACGCCATCAGCCGGATCGTCTTCCTGTCCGCATGCCCACGCCAGCAAGTGACGCATTGCAGCAGCGATGTAGATCGACGCTTCCACCTTCGTGTTCGCAAAATTCGCCTTGCCGTACTTCAGCGAACCGTTGTACAGAGCGAGCGAACCATACGCCGATGCCAGCGGGCTCCACATGTTCAGCGGAACCGACGACACACCGTACTGCTTCTTCGGGTTCGTGTCGGGGATCGGATCGCCTGCCGGGGCCAGAACTTGGCACTCGCCAAGGACCGGGATTGCCAGCGGCTTGCCGATGCTGTCAGCCAGTGCATCCACCATCTGTTCCTGCGTGACGATCTTCGGTAGACGCTCACTTTCCGGTTGGATACGGTATGCTACGATGTCGCCGGCGCCGCCAGTATGACTCCACCAGCACTTGTTTGCGTTCTGGTTCGCCGGAGTATTGGTATTATCGAAGCGGAACTTGATCTGAACGTAGTCTTCAGGGCGAATCGGACACTGACCGCCCTTCCACTCAATCCACTCACCTTCGACGCGCTTGGGTTTGTGCTTGTTCGGAGTCAGAACCTTGTAGCTCGCGATGTCTTGCCCGGTGTACGCGGTGCCGGTAGTCCAGTCGAACCAGTCAGCACGCTCAGTGATGACCTCGCCGCTGTTCAGCTTAGCAGCGATGATAACGTCACGACGAACCGGGCAGTTTTCAGTGGTACGCTTGGTAGCCGTCTCATCCCACTTACGTAGAGCACGGCGCTTCTTCGTCTCCTTGTGCTCGCGGCGTTTGATGGTCACGACTTCCTGCACTGCCTTCGACAGTTCTTCGAAGTTGGTTTCCCGCCACGTATTACCGGCGCAGTGCTTCTCGTAGAGGAACATATCGCAATGGATGTTCACGTAGATGAACCGGATGTTGTCGTTGTTGTCCACCGTCCGCGAACGGAACGGGTACACGCCGAATCCCAGCTTGTGCATCATCTTCTGTACGGCTACGGATTCAGACACGTTCGCCACGCGGATGAACGAGCACTTGAATTTACTGGTGATTGCTGCGGTTGCTTTGCTCATATATTTCTCCTTGGTTGGTTAATTAGCAGCCGAAACGGTATTGACGGCGTTCGCAGTAGATGGAATTGTTACTGTGGCGTTTCCTCGCGAGTTCGCCTTCTTGCTTCGGCGTCGGCGCTACGATCACAGGCGGAACGTACACCGGACGAGCCGGGGTCACAGGTGCGCGTGTAGCGGGTGCAGGCGTGGCAACGCGAGGGGCCGGGGTAGCCGCGTGAGCAGGTGACGAGACGTGCGGGGCGATCACGACGGGATGCGCGGCCACTACCGGAATCGCTTCGGCCGTCCTGCCGCAACAGGCCAACGCAACAGCCAGCAGGGAAACGATCAGCAGGGATTTCTTCATTGTATTTCTCCTTGGTCGGTTAAGAAGTACGTAGCTTACACTACGTACGTCCGTTTGTCAAAACTCTTTTACACCGTTCTTCGAAAGCCAGTCGTCTTTGTCCCACATCGTATGCGTCTCATTCGAGTAGTAGTACTCGCCTGCTACGCCCGTCTTGCCGGTCCAACGAATCTTACTTGCCTTCATTCGAGTGGTGTTCCGCTCGATTTCGTCTTCTGCTTCCTTGTTACGGGTGAACAGCAGGTTACACGCACCGGACTTGAAGATAGACGAGCTACCTTGCATGTCTTCTTCGAACAGGTCAGCACCCGTCGAGTTCGCCTTCTGTCCGCCACCGCTCTTACGAACGTGGTTGACGTTGATGAACGTGACATCGTGCGACTTCAGCATGCCCTTCATCCATTTCAGGAAGACAGCTTGCTCTTCGTTCGTCATACCGTCCAGAATGTCCTGCAACGGGTCCAGAATGATGAGTTGGCAACCGCAAGCGATAATCAGCTCTTCGATCTTCGCCTTCATCGAGTCAAGGCCACCGTCCCGGTCCTCGATAAGATAGAAGCGATCCGTACCATCTGGCATGAAGTATAGCTCTTTTTCCTTCTCCCGTACATAGTCCGAGTCGAGGTATGCCAGCTTGTCCGTCTCATCTTCGATCAGGTCGATCTTCCGCCCGACGTGTCGGCTGAGAATCTTCGTACCGTACTGTCCGCTGTCGCTTTCGAGCGTAACGATGCCTACCTTGTATGGACTGTTGAAAATCCAGTAGTACGTCATCTCATCTACAATTGTAGACTTACCAGTACCCGACGCAGAGCCGAGGTTGATAATGGTCTTGAGCGGGAAGCCCCCGGCCATCATCTTTTGCAGCCTGTGCATGAACGGCGGCAGCGGAATCTTCTTCATCGCAGCAGCTTCACGAATCTTGTCACCAAGTCCGCTCGATCCCACGATACCGTCCGGTGTGTACGGCTTGGATTTGAAGTAGTTGTTGACGAACTCCTTCTCCAGTCCCGCTTGCAACATCGCGTTCGGGTCTTTCTTCGACCACTTGGCGACGTACACTTTACCCTTCGGCAGCACCTTCGCAATCTTGTGTGTAGCCTTCTCTCCGGCGTCGTCATTGTCCATGCCGATGATGATCCTGTCAAACTTATTGAACCATTCATACTGCGCTTGGATTTGCTTCACGCACCCGGTTTCGCCCACGGTAGGAGCGACAACAGGTACAGCGTCGTAGCCTTTCGACTCTTGGTACTCTGCCAGCATTTGGTATGCGGACAGTTGGTCTACTTCGCCGCCGACGATGACGACTACACGGCCACCATTGGGGAACCGGAATTGCCCCACGAGGTCGCAGTCCTTGCCAACAACTCCAACGGGACCGGGGTTTTGGAAGTCCTTCGGGAAGCCTCGCACCTTGTATCCAGTGAGCTTTCCGCCGACAGTGGTAGGGACGTATTGTGCGTCCGGTTCACCAGTCTCTTCGTCGTAGGTGTAGCGGACACCGAAGAACTTGTTTGTGTCGTCCTTGATGCCACGCCAGCCCTTCGACTTGACGCCGGTGTATGTCTTGATCTGTTCATTCTCTTCCTTAGTTAGTGGTTCTTTCGTACTCACTTCGTCCTCGCTTTCGTCTTCTTCCTCATCGATACCTCGTGCTTCCTTCTCTTCATCACTGAGGATCGTAAATTCGCACGCGTGACAGTACGCCCCTTTGCCCTCGCCATAAACTTGCAAGTTGTCCTTCGCCGTGTCCCGACCATTCCGGGCACAACGAGGACACTGGCAATTATGGGGATACGACAAGTCGATGCCCCATTTATTTTCCATCTTCTTCCTTTCTTACTGCACTTCGAGCCCGTAGTATGTGTAGACCCCAATCGGATCGTTATGCTTCAACGCCGAGCGCACACGGCTACGGAGATGCGCCCTTGCTTCGCCGACAACGTACTCGTCAAGCCACAGGTGCGAAACCTGCATAGCGGAGAACCCATTCGAGCCAGTCTCGCAATGAGCGAAGCGGATGACGCCACCGTCTTTGTGTGTAACCTTTCGGCTCTGCATTTCGTACGTGAAGTCAGCCACCTTGTTGCGGATCAGATACTTCCAGATCGACGCCACGTTCACTGCTTTTCCACAGACGAACAGGGCATGTGAGTTCGGATTCACTGCTGCCATCCTCAACGCCCGTTCAGCAGCAATGCGAGTGTTACGCTCCAACATAGTTCTCTCCCGGAATGAGTTTGCGATACTGAATCCAGCCCTTCAGGTTGCCCGACCACAGCTTACCGTCCCGATCCATGTGCGTGATACCCGGCTCCCACGAACGAGGGTCTTCCACACAATTCACCTTCGTGAGCACGTCCTCGATGTCCGTGTGATGCACACGATCTGCAATCGGTGTAGCGCAGTGCTCGAATGCAGAAGCATGCTTTTTCTCGTCGCCTACCAGACGGTCGTACACTTCCAGCGACTTCTCCAGCCCGTAGCCTTCGTTACGGTAGCTGACAGCAGCGCAACGAGCACACGAAATCTTGATGGCGTCTTCGAGTGACAACACTTCGCCGTCGAGCCAGAATGTCTGCACCTTACCGTTCGGTCCCCCTTCAACGTAGTTGACATCCACGTACGGCAAGTGCCATTCGCCAGCTTTCAGCAGTTGAGGCGTGGAAGCCTTACGTGCCTCGTTCATCACACGGGCCAGCTCTGCCAGCGACGGATCAGCGGCCGAGTGGTCACGGAGCCAGAAGAAGTTCTCCAGCTCAGTGCCGCTCAACACCGTCTTCATCATCTGGTGCGCTTCGGTCAAGCGATTGAACACTTGCTTGTGGTACTTGGCATCGTCCATTGCTCCGGCGATGCCAACGCTCAGGAACTTGTGGAAGTCGTACGCACCGTAGCCAGTGACGCATGCCTTGCCATCGCCAAGTTCACGGAGGTCATCGACCGTCAGTGCACCGGCACTGAAGTCTTCCAGCCACACATCAAGCGCTTGATACAAGTGCTCAGGGATTTCAACCATCGCTTCGAAATCGACGCCCTGATCCTGCATACCTGCCTGATTCGCACCGAAGCGTACAGGACGGCCATTCAGTTGGTCGACCATCTTCTTGAACGGGACAGCACGGGAGCTGAACGAGTTCTTCGACAGCATCTTGTGCGTGTTCAGCTCAGCCAGAACGATACGCGGGTATTCGATTTCATACGTCAGGAACCGGACGCCTACCTTGCTGATCGAGTCAGCGAGGATGGTAGCCTTGATTCCGTACTTACCTAGGATCGTCAGCATTACTCCCCCACGATGTCGAGGATGCGCTTGATCTGGTCCAGCGACAATTGCTTGCGGACGAACACGGTAGTGTTGTCCTTATTCGATTCGACGGTGTACGTCACTTGTTCGGCCGTAGCCAAGATTGGGGCCAGTTTCAGGCGCTTGATGTTGCAGTAACCCGTCTCGCCGTCACCAACGCGGCGGAACTTCGGGTTCCGGCTCCCGTCGTCGTAGATGAATTCCAGCAGCTCACCTTCTTTGAACTTGTGATGGGGGACTTCTTCGGGTCCGCTGGACATTACGTACCGTTGGCCGACGATGAATCCGTTACTCGTTGCGATAGTCATACCATTCTCCTTACTGGTTGATTGCTTTCAGGACAGCAGCCACTTCGTCTGCGGTCAGGTTGCGTTGAACGACGATGGTAGTGCTGTTGCCGTTCAGGTTGATGTGGACAGCGACGGGCTCAACCGGGGCTTCGGCGGACTCCAGCTCGTCAATCGAATCAGGCCGGACCCAGCCGTCGATAATGTCACCTTGCTTGACGATGCTGTAGCCTGCGATGCCATCATACTTCGCCGGACCTTTTGCTTTAACGTCAACGCCGTTATCGCTAATATGCGTGATCGTGATGATGCTCCCCTTTTCGAACCAGTCCACACCGTCGTGGTTGTGTTCGTTGTATCGGTACTGCTTACCGACTTTCACATCTACGTTAGCTACTGCCATGTTTTTTCTCCTTTGGTTTGCGGGGCATATAAAAAGCATGCTTTCCGATGGTTAGAATCTTCTTCATCTTGGAAGCCCAAGACGGCTTTACTTTCTTGCTATGGAAGTATGTAGCGTTACCAACTACAGGCGCTATTCTACGCACTTTCGCCAGCCTTTGCAACATCTCTTCGGTAGCTGTCAACCTCATGCCGCGATGGTAGCCCGAGAACTGGTAAGGTTCCTTAACTACCTCGCAAGCTGTAAGCTTACGTATTTCCATCCGGTGCTTGACGACATCGTACACGGCACGCTGGCCTCGCAGTGGTTCACCACGGGCCTCGTCGTTGATGACCCATGCCATGCAGATGTCTTCCCGCGTAACAGCCGGGGCTGCTGGGATGTGCGGCGGGGTTGCCAGCGTGTTTGTAACGAGTGCCGTACACAGCACTACCACCCTAAGCAACCGTCGCATATTAACCCTTGTGCAGAAGGTATTCGTTCGAAATGACCTTGAAGCTGAAGTCCTTGTCGTTCGCCTTGAACACGACGCCTTCACGCATCACACCCGGATTATCGCCTTCGCCCGACGCGTACGTCAAGAGCTTTTGCACGACATCTTCACCATCCTTCAGTTGCAGGATGTTACGCAGCGTGCCACGGTCCACGATGGTAGCGTGCGGGATGCTGTAGATGTCCGCGAACACGATACGGTCGGTCGGAAGCATGTACTTCTGCTTATCGATGTCGAAGATGTCGAACAGGTGGAATTCCACGCCGTCCACTTTCTCGTAGTTGCCCTGAATGTCCGGTGCAACCAGCTCGCCTTGCAGGGCGATGGAGCCTTCGAGCGCAATGGACACTTCGTTCTTCAGCTTCTCGATGAGCGGCTTTGCAGCCACGTGGAAGTTACTGTTACCTTCCAACGGCAGCAGGACGTTACGCGAACACAGGCCGTACACCGGCTGCGGCTTCTTACGCAGCACGAAGTTCTTGATCTTGGTGAACAGCGAGTCCTTGCCATGCACCATTTCCTTCGCATCTTCGTAGAACGTGCTGTCCGGCACGATACGGAACACCGTCAGGCTGGAGCCGTCCTTCTTCACCGTTGTTTCGAACTTCGTGTCGAGGTTCTGTTCGATCATCGGGCCGTAGTTCTGCGCACGCTCTTGGTCCGTCTTCTTGATGAAGTACGGGAACGAACGCGTCTTCGACGGCAGCAGGTTTCCGCTCGTGTTGGTAGCCTTCTCTTCGGCTTCCCACTTCTGTACGCCGAGCAGTTCGGTTACGTCGTCGCCTTCGTTGAAGCGCTTGCCGGATGCTTCGGCAACAGCCAGCGGAAGCAGCAGACCTTGCGACAGTTGCTTACGCAGCTTGATCGTCTTCAGGCGCTCGCCCTTGACGCCGTTGAATTCCTTCGGATCGTAGCCTTCTTTCGTCAGGAACGGAGCGATGGTGTCCGGGACAAAACTGTCGATTTCGAAATACACGGCGAGACTGCCCTCCGTGAACTCCCCCTTCTTTACCACTACCTGCCAGCCGTCCACGAGGGCCAGTTCGATCTTGTCTGCACCCGCGATGGGCAGGATTTGTTTGATGCGGCGTACGGACGCCAGTTTGCGATTGATTTCAGCCATTGTTTTTCTCCTTGTTGGTTGGTTGTACTACTTATTCGTCGTACTGGCCTTCGGCCAGCTTCACTTTGACGCAGCCGACACGGGTAGTGCTGGCTCCTTCGTCGGCTTCCTTGCGGCTGCCGTACTGCGGCGAACAGGCGAGGCCGTCATCGCTAGCGGTGTAAACGTTGAAGTACACTTCCTTCTCCAGCGGCTTCTTCGGGATGTTGCGCAGCTTGAACGCCGGATGGTTGCTCGCCGGATCGCCCTTATCGTTGAAGTTCATCACGTAGTCACGATCACCGACGTAGCCGATGATGTTGAACGGGCCACGGCCTTCCGTGGACAAGAGGACGAAAGGTTCTCCGCCTACCGTTTCCAACGGTTGATTCAGGTCGATTGCCGTCTCATGCAGCACGAAACGCTCAGGGAAGTAGCCCTGACTCCGGCCTTGGTCGTTGATGACGTTGACGTTCGTACCTTCGGTTTGATCCTTCGCCACTTCGTAGATTTTACCTTTAGTGAGATAGCTTGGCTCGCTACCTGCAATCTCGCCAGCCTTCACTAGCACTACTTTATCGCCTTGTTTAAACATTGTTCTCTCCTTGGTTAGTTGGTAGGAAGCGCTATCTTACACGCTCCCTACCTGTTTGTCAAGCTGTTGCTACCGACACCACGAACGGTGCGTGTGTGAATGCGTAGTAAAACACAGCCGCACTCAAAGCTGCGAAGATGCCGAAGTACGCCCACGGAAACTTCCCGGTGAACCCTAGCGACACCATTACACCGCCGATGGCGTGCACTGCGAAGTACAGACCCAACAAGATCATTACAAAGAACCCGATGATCGCCATGTTACCCTCCCTGCTTCGCTGCTTCGAGCTGTGCGTAGATACGCTCCGTAGTGTCTGCTACCACCTTATCATACCGCACTTCGCAGAAGATCGGCAACGACAGTGCCGGTTTCTTCTTCCCGTCTCGACTGGTCGTGATGTCGTTGGCTTCTACCATGACGATCCTGTCCAGCAGCATGTTCGGGTTGTCCCAGAACTCTTTACGTTGCTTGTCATCGAACCCGGAGCCGCAGTCGTTCACGATACCGCCGTCTTCCGATTCCAGTTCTGCACCGCCCAGCATACCAGCAGCTTTGCCAGTACCTTCGTAGAGTCGCTTCACACGCATCTCCACTTGGAACTTGATCTTCAGCTTCACCATGTCCTTAGCAGTACCGTCCTTCCACAGCGATGCCGGGTCTTTGATGATACAACCTTCGAGGCCACGTTGCAAGTGCTCTTGGTAGATAGCGAACGCTTCTTCCAGCGACGACACTATTGCGGTATAAATGATCTGAATTCGGAAGGTCATGCTGAAGTACGGGCACGATTGCATCGTTTTCAGCCGTTCTTCATACGGACGCGACGACTTGCCAGCTTCGAACTCTTCCTGCGTCAGCATATCCCACGCTTGAACGTGGACAGTCCTGTGCGTACCTAGACCATCGCCGTCCTTCAGGCAGCTATTCAAAATTCCGTTCGCAGTCTTACGGTCGAGCATAACGTCCTCCGGTCCTTCGAAGGCTTCGCCAACCAGCAGTTCACCGACGACGACCGTACCCGGCTCCATTCCGTTCGTCAGCATCTCCGCGAACCATCGCGGGTACTTCGAGCCCTGCCGCGTAATCACATCGACGGAGTGATCCTTGCGTTTAATGACGTACGCGAACGACCCGTCTGCCTTGGTCTGGACGTAGAAGCGCTTCAGCTTACCGAACCGTTCACGAGCCTTCGCATCCAGCAGCGAGCAACGCTGGTACGGAGGAATGAAGTACAGGTCGGGCCACGTCTTCAGTACCATCGTATCGCCCACGGATGCACCGATGGAACGCTTCACCATCAGGGACAGCAATTCCCGGCCTTCAGTGTTCAGGGCGGATGCGTGACCAGCGAGACGGCTGATGGCTTCATGGCCTGTGTACCGACGCTTCGCCAGCTCTTCCATCATGAACAGGTCTTGCACGCCGAATTCAGCAGTGCCGTCACCCAGCTTTTCGTAGCCCTTCGGCAGCTTCGATTGGTAGTAGTTGATACCTACGTCATACACTGCCTTCATGTACGCCTTGAAGTTCTCGTTGCCCTTGTTGGCGTCGAGGATGGCTTGCTTGGCGAGGTTGCCTTGAGCCGTTTGCAGACTCTTGACGATGGTGTACGTATTGTTCACTTCTTATCTCCTTCACGAAGCATTTTAATCATGTTGTCCAGCATCAGGAAGCGCCACGCCTGAATCTGCTTGTTGGTCATCCTGTTGACTTTGCTGTCCCCGAGCTTCGTACGGAGAAAGCCATTCAGGGAGGTATGGTCCCCTATGTGTTGCTTGACGAGGGAAGTGAGCGCAGCCGGACGCCAGTGACTAAAGAGCTTCACACTGGCAGAGGACAAGGCATAGCACACATATACTTCCTTGCTCTCCGGGCGACGGCCCTTCCCGTCCCACAGGAGTGTACGCGCCTTCACGCAGATACGAATGAGTTCTTCCGTGGTGAATTCGCGAGCCATTATGCAGCCTCCCTCGCTTCGTACTCGGCCTTGATTTCTTCCAGCATCTTCTTGCGGAAGGCTTGCGTGGTTGCGTTATCCGGCCATTCTCCAGTCTGAGAGCGGATGTACTGGGCGGCAGTGTCATACCCGCCGATGTACTTCTTGATCCGTGCATGCAGCTCCACGACCAGCTCTTCGGCTTCTGCCTCGCGCCAGTAAATACAGGAGAAGAGGATGTCTTCGCCCCTGCGGATGCTGGAGTCAGCCCACGTGACGACGTGGCAACCGTGCTTCTCTTTGTACGCCGGAGTGTCCGAGTCGTAGTAGTACTCGTCACCTTTACCGTCCCACAGCAGGGTCAGTGCTTTGTTCAGGACTGCGATGACAGCTTGATTGTGGTTCATGTTCTCTCCTTGGTTGGTTGGTGTGATTCGCATTATTCCGTAAATTTTTTGCGGTGTCAAGCAGGTAGTGCTACTTATTTTCGTTCCCAGTAGATTTTCGGAAATCGATTTGGAAATCAAAAGTCAGAATTTCTACAGGGGATGGGGAAATTTTTACTTCTTTCTTATATATAGATAGCTCTACCTAGGTACAAAACACCTTACTATGTTGCTTACCTACATCAAATCTTTAGGTAAAGCAACTCCCTTCCCTATGATGTTTCTCATAAGAAATGTTATAAGCAATGTTGTCTTTTCACTACGTATCCGCTAACTTTCCTCCGTTTAGACAATGCAGCAGCTAGGAAACCTTACATTTCCTAGCTTTTTGAACAACTTTTAAGCAGAAAATCCGTGTTTCTGGGAACAGGTAATCTTCTACCCACTTCTCACTTTACACGAATTTTGGGCGCACGTCATGACGCACGATTGAAACTCCTGTACGTCTGTCCATATTTACGTAACAAAGATAGTAAATATGTAATGCTCCTGTCATATCGATATGTAAGTAGTGCTACCTACCTTCGTACGTAACTCGTTGATTTGTAGGACCGAGACTACGTGACGTAGGACACGTAGGTCGAAGGAAGTGTTACATGGCAATGACATCAAACTTTATTTTGTGTTCCGTTGTATCGTCACAACATCGTTATCAAATTTTTATCAAAAAGAGCCCACACGATTGATTTACCCCCTTGAATTCCATACAGAACGGTGTAATCTTCGAACTGTCCTTGCAGCACTCGTAGCAAACGGACACTAAACCTCAACCCTTATAGGAGTTACACCATGCCTACCGATATCCTCTGCCGCTTCGACCCCGCACAAGAGGCTGCGGTCGTCTTCCTCCGCGATACGATCAACGGCAACAAGATTCAGGTTTGGAAAGGAACCGGCAAACCGGAGTTCATGCCGCTGGACTACTACAAGATGACCATGCCCCTGTCCGCCGATGACGAACGCGTACTGATGGAGCGCTTCAAGCAAGCGACGGGCAAGCAAGATCAGGTCGTTCGTATCACGCACCGTATGCCCCGTACCTCGCGTCCGCTTCCTAACATGCTGGCAGGCGCAGCAGCCCCGGCTAGCGTTGTGAACGAAGACAAGCAACAGGCTCCGGCTACGCAACGCAAGTCCAGTGCCAAGCCCATCGACGCACAGAACGCTCCTAGCGGCCCTACAGGCGATTTACCGAAGGCTGGTGAGGTTCCGGCTGCGCTGCCCGCTTCGAACGCTTCTACGGCCCCTGCAATCGATCCTAACGAGCCTCCGAGCGCTGTCATGTTCCGCCGTATCAAGGAACTGAACGCCCGCATGGCTCAACTGACGGCCACGATCCAGAACGCTACCACGGATTATGACGCGACGAAACAGGCGTGCAAGGAACTCACGGCCGAATTCGAACAGCAGATCGAACGCGAGTCGCAGGAAGAGTTGCGCAGGCGCAAGGAAATGCTGGCTCAAGTCACCGGGCTCAGTGATCCGCTCGCCACGGCGGCACAGGCGCTGCATGACGAGGCGACGAAGACAGCCGCACAGGCTCCGGCAGAGCAACCAAAGGCCGATCCCGCTCCAGCACAGACGAAGACGACACGCGGGGCCGGTGGCAAGTTCCAACGCTCGCCCGCACCAGCTAAGAAGAAATAAGCCCGCTCCGGGTTAGCCGTTGTGCGGGGCAGGATGATGTGATATCGTTTGATTTCCATCAACTCCTGTCCCCGACAACGTGATATGAAAACCATTCTCGACATCCCTTCCATCTGGCGCGGCATCAACCGACCTGTCCCGGCGTGGCATCGCCTCAACGTCACCCTCGGCTTGTCCGTGTGGCGTCCCCGCAACAAATCCTCTGCCCTCTGATTTCTACACAAAACCCTTGACGGGTTTTTCGTAGGCCATTATCATACGTAGCACTACTTAACTACGACGCTCAGCGTCACAACCAACTAGGGAGCAAGACCATGCAAGGCAATTTCAACTTCGAACGTACCACGCGCAAGAACTCCAACCAGCGTCCGCCGCGTGGCGAACAGCAGGAACAGAAACCGCAGCAGAAACGCGGTAAGCAGTGGACCCGTGATAACGACAAGCGGGATCAGGCGGAGTTCTTCAACTCGTACCAGTAAGTAGTGTTACCTACGTATAGGCCCGCTGTTGCGGGCATTTATTTTTTACTGTATGCTTGAGATTCATCAACCTGAAGGAGAATTTGTATGACCCTTTCGCACGCTGACCGTGACGCGCTCGCCCATCGCGAAATGCTGACGGAGCATGAAAAGCAGTTGGTACAATTGGCCCTTGATGATATGGCCTATCGAGCCCGAAACGTATTCGATATCAAGCTGGCAACTGATGACAGGCTGGCATCACTTGAAGCGGCCCTCATTCGCTACATGCTTTCGAGCCGTGCAACCGGCCCTACGTACGTCACAGGCTGGCAAACCACGCGTCTGAGTGACGATCAGGAATACGCTATCGAAACGCTGTATATCACGCGTTGGGACGGCTCCGTGGCCTCGTCCGATGAGCATCGATACTCCGATTGCTTCGTCGGCAACTGGGGCTGGAAAGAGCGTCCAGACCTTACGGCAGAATGGGTTGCATCCCACTGCACGCACATCGGAAATTACGTCGATCCGCTTCCCCGGTAACGGCCCCCGCCGTAAAAATTTCCGCAAAAATTTCGCCCCGGCCTGTGCTGGGGCGTTTTCATTTGGGAAAGATTTTCGGAATTCGATCTGGATTTCAAAAGTCAGATTTTCCACAGGGACTGGGGAATTTTTGAGTCTCTTCTTAAAAAGGAAACCCCGTCCTCTGCCCCGGAACTGCCCGAAATGGTGCATCGCAGCAGAAAAGTTGCTCAAAAGTACTTTTTGTGGACAAAATGTGGATAACCTGTGGATAACCACGGAAAAGCACGCCCGTTCTGTGGATAACTTGTCAAAAAGCACGGTCGTTCGGCCACAATGTTGCTCCGGTGACAGGTTATCCACAATCGATAGCCAAACGCCCATCATATGGTCCCGGCTGATAGGGAATCGCTATAGCCTATCGATTGGTAAGAACCCATAGCAAACAACGAATCCTATCGATAGCGTGGAATCGATAGCAAAACACGTGGCATAGGTAGTGTTAGCATCCTAGCAATACTTTTCCTTTCGGCAATAGTCGGCCAATGGGCACACTTGCCCATAAGTAACGCCTACTGTCCCGGCATGGATGCCAGATTGCCCACTGTATCAGCCCGTGCCCAAATGTTGAATGGTATCCGGCATACCCTGTAACGTTTCGTAGCGCTATCTATCCGGCCGTTTGGTATGTAGTGCTAGCTGGCACACTACTTGCCTATGCAATCGCCGTGCCATGATGTAGCGAGAGAAACAAATGTTGCTCATGTAGCACTCTTATATAAGAGTAGTCCTATATCTTATATAAGACTGAAATGTGCTCTTATATAAGACTCAAGTAGTTGATTTTAAAGGGAAAACACAAAATCGCCTGTGGATAACTCGGCCATTGTGACGCGATTTTTATGTAGATTTTACAGAAATAAACAGGTCGATTTACATGCGAGCCCACGAAAAGGCATGATTTTGGGCAAAAGTTATCCACAATGGCATACCGTTTAAACGCGTTTTAAGGGGGGTACATTGAGTTATCCACAGCAACCTATCCCGGCATATCAACCTACCCCGAAAAACGGCTCTACGGCGTTTTACTGTATAAAAACACAGTATGCGAAAATCGGCCTTGGCACGGTTCTTGCTACGCGTGCGCGTACGCATGTGCACGCCACGCGGGCGCATTTCTCCTTTTGGGCATCCGGCACGTGTCGCATCTCTGTTACAAATTATTTTGCGCGGGGTATTGCGCATACCCTGAAGAGTCATTAGAATGGAGTCTCCTTAGTACAGAACGCTACTAAGGAGACGGGGCAAAGCCATAGGCGCTTACCCTGTGCGAAGTGGCGGACGCCGCTAGATGGATAGCACAGGCAAGGCAAGGATGAGGATGCCGGGAAGTTCGCTCTTTAACAACCTACGAAATACAATTGACGCTCGACTATCGAGCCCGTGCCACAAGATGCCGGGAAGCGTAAGCGGAGGGAATGCCGGGATGGTATGCCTAACGCACAATTGGCGCTGTAAGAATTCTAGTCGGGATGACTACAGGATAGCGCAACACACTAGGCACGCGGGATGCGTCCCTAGCTAGGTTGATAAAACTAGGAACCGTTTGAAATAGCGGTTCCGAATTTATCACTTAGGAGATTCAAAAATGGCACTCGAAGCTTTGAACAAATCGCAATTGAAAGAGATTCAAAAACTCGCGATTTATTACAAACTCGGAGACATGCAAGACACTGTATCGCGTGGACTGTCCGCGTTGATTCGTGCATGCCGTACCAAAGCGCAACATGCCGCATTGATGGAATATGCGGAATTGTTCGGCGTGAAAAACCATAAAGAATTCATTATCTAAAAGGAGCAATGAAAATGAAGAAATACCAATTCGTTATTTTCGGCGAAAACAACGATGTCCTTTATACGGCATGCGAGTATGCGGAATCGAGGTTCGAAGCGTTGACGACATTCGTTAATTACCCGCATCCTAATCCGTTGAATAGCAAATTCCATCAAATGGATATCCACGAAGTAAAGGACTGACATTCCAGATTAAAGCGCTACGTGTTAGCGCTTTTGTATGTGATGTTAAAACGGAGGTAATAAAATGCGACTGATTAAAATTGTGCAATTGCCTGATGCCGGTACAACTGGCCGAATCGTCAAAATCAAATACGACGGAGGCACGGAGGAATATGTTTGCCAACTGTTTATCAGTGGCGCGCATTATGAACCGGCCGATTATTTCACGACGGATAATGAGGATGCTTTCGAAACTGCAAAGCGTATGTGCGAGCGTGAGAAAGTAGCGGCCCGTTTCCTGTCTGACTTCAAAGCGGCCGGATACAGCAGCGCAACGATGCGTGACGCGGCAAATGCTCGTTGCGTATCGAAAGGCGAACAAAGCGATATCTATCATTGGAAATTCTCTGATGGGTCGATGCTTTATTACAATGCTGGCCGGGATGGATGGACGGTCTAACATTTCAAGCTATAGCGCATTCTGTGCGCTATGTCGTGCGATGTTAATTAGGGGGAAGTAATGAAGAAATTCAAAAGCGCAATCAAATCGTTTTTCGTGGAAAGCGTGAATTGCCTTGCGCCGTACACTGTCCGCAATGCTCATTTCAAAGTGATGCATCATGCGTGGAGCTATTCGGCCGCAATGGAATGGCTCCAATGCTATGACGCTCGCAAGTTCGGCGCTACGCATATCTACAATTTCAACGGCGAATTGATCGCTTACAAGGGGGTTTAAATGGCTGTCAATCTGTCGCGTATCACAGTGTTTAACACTGGCCGTCAATACTCCGATAAGGGGCAACGCATTGCATGCACCGTGTTGCCGGATGGACGTGTAATGTTCGCGGATGTCGATAGGAATATCGACGGGATTACTAAAAGAGAATGTGTGTGGAATTCTGGCGTTGAACAATACGTTAAAGAATTCGTCATGGCTGAATACGACTACGGCCGAATCTCTTATGGTTATTATGAGCCCGGTAAAACCCCGGAATATAACGAAAACATGCACACTGTAATGCAAGCGCTTATTAGCGCTGCAAACGCGATCTAATCATGATTCCAATTCCAGCATTCAACGCGGCCGCTGCCGCTAAAGTGGTTGCACAGGACATGCCCGGACGCGTAGCGTTTCGCATGGCACTCATTCAATCGATCAAAGGAAAGTAAATCATGGCTCGTCGTAAGACCAATATCCAATTCGTGAAACACATCATGGAATATTCGAATCATGGCGCACTAATGCAAGTATTCATCATGCAAGCGCTGGAACAGTATTCCAAATCCGTCGCCGCTAGCACGCCTGAAAAATTGGACACGCCGATGGTATCCGGGCAAGCGTGGCACGGATGCGCTATCGAATTGCAACGGGCATTGGATGAGCATTTCGAGCGTCCGCCCCGTCAAACGCTGGCCGAAATGGAAGCGGAAAATACCGATGGATTCCGCAACCCGCATTAAGAGCTAATCAGCTATAGCGCATTACGGTGCGCTATGTCGGATTCTCTTATCCGAATAACCAATAAAACTAGGGAAACAAAATGACTTTTGCACACATCAATAACATTGAAGCGGCACGCCGCAACCTGTCCAGCTTCGTTATCACGAAAGCGCGTGACACGGCCGCTAAAGTGGGTTTTGGCTACGTTGACGTGCCGAACGCACCGAACGACTACGACGAACTTAAAACGGCGTGGAACGCTTCTAAATCGTCCCGTATGGCCTTGCCAGTGTGGAACGGGCAAAGCGATAAGACGATCTACACGAACCCCGGCGCAAACTACGCTTTCCGGTTCTGGCACGACGTTTTGCATTGCGTCCTGAACAAAGGATTTACGACGGCCGAAGAAATCGCCATCGGTGCAATCCACGTGAAAGAAGTGCAAGCGGAATTCGGCCATGATTCGCTTGAGGCAATCATGATGTACGCCGACACTATCGGACAATCGATGTATGCCGCATGCAATGGCGGGCAATTCCCGGACGATCAAATGGCATGGGTTGCCGCTCAATTGCCCGGTTATATCGCTCGCATGAATGCGGCCGATGTAATCGAAGAATGCCGTATTATCGAAATGGCTTAGTAGCTCAATGTATGCCCGCGTTATTGCGTGGCATACATGGATTTACTATTACAACCCCAAGAGGAATAACAAAATGTTGAAAATAAAAGTACATCGCGATGACGACGGCGCAATACTGATTCTGACGAACGATGGAAACGAAATTCTGTGCTTTCCGGCCGATTTGAATAACTTTGAACCGCCAGAATTGGACGAAGCCGAAGCGATTATGAACGGCGACGGTTTGAATATGGGGCCGGTTGAGCCCGTTACGGTTTTCCGTATCGAAAACAAGAATAACGGCAAGGGCATGTATAACTGTGAGCCCTACCCCGGTTTAGGTGAATGCCCCTATTACGACAACAGCAAAAACCGGGCGTTGCATCCGTCGCCTTGGTCAGACTCGAAATTGGGCCGTCAAATGGCGGCGCGTAGTCTGATTAACCCTGACCCGCTTTGGGCGCTCGTGAACGGCACGCCATTAACTGAGGATGCCGAAAACTGGCGTTATGGCTTCGCAAGCGCAGAACAGGCGCGTATGTGGTTGCACGACGATAAGATTATTAAATGGCTTGCCGAACATGATTTCGTTGTAACTGAATTCAAGGTAAAGCCGTTTAATGCAATGGTAGGTAATACTCAAGTGATGTTTATTCATGCACCGGGAAGTAAAAAGCATCACGACATCAAATCGTTTTTCAATATCTAATAACAACTGAAAGGAATAATAAAAATGCTTCGTCATAACGTGTCGCCCCTCCGTCGTAAAAACAAACTGTCTGTCATGCCACAGGCAAAAGAACGGACGCCGTTTGTAATGAAAGCAATTGCACGGATCAACGTTATCCGGCCTATTTGCTCATCCATGTTCGGAAAAGAGCATTCGTTAGCGCAACGCCTGATTACCGGCGCTAGCGTGGCAATCGTCGGCGTATTCATATCGAAAGCGCTTGGGCATTCCGATAGTCACGTTGTTTCGTACGCTGGTGACGCAATCGGATACGGCTTGCATGGATTGGGTGTTACCCCGTTCATTGAATGGGCCGCTAAGACGTACGAGGAAATGTAAGCTATTCAGCTAATGCCGATGTTTTCACTAGTCGGCATTGTCGGACTAACTAACATTCAAGGCTATGAAACTTCTATACTCAAACGGTGCGCCGCGTGGCATCACGTTTCGCCGCCATAAGCAAAACCCGAATAGCTTTGTGATTCGGGTTAATGGGCACGGCGTAACAACTGACATCGGAGCCGATGCAAACAATATGCCCCGATGCTATGAACGGGCCATAGACAAGCGTTTAGAGCTACTTGGCATCCCAGATGATGCGGATGCATGGCAAACGCTTGCAAGCGCTTATGGCGCGTTTCTAGAGCATTACGGCGTGACTATTCAGCCCGTCACTAACTACGAATTCAAGGTAAAGGAAAAATAATGTCCTACGATCAATTCGCTAATGTGTTTGAATCGTTCGGAGATTTGACGCACAAAACGGAATTAACCGTTATCCGTCCGAAATACATCTGTACGTTCAAGCGTATTCATACCACGCTGGAATTGCGGGCAACTATCCGCAACGGTAAGCATGCATGGCCCGGCGGTTATCCGCTTTTCCTCGTGAATAACGACGGAGATTGCATTTGCATGGATTGCGCACGGAAAGAATACAAAAGCGTATCGCGTGACTTGTTGCATAACGGCGCAATCGCATGCGATATCAACTGGGAAGATAAAGACTTGATTTGCGAGTATTGCGGCAATCAAATCGAATCGGCGTACGGTGAATAAGGGGAAATGAAATGACTATGCGCGTTTATGTCGGCACGTACGGCAAATACAATAGCGGCAATCTTTACGGTGCATGGCTGGACATTGAAGACTATGCCGATAAAGACGAGTTTTACGAGGCATGTAAGGAATTGCATAAAAATGAACACGATCCGGAATTCATGTTTCAAGACTGGGAAGACATTCCGAAAGACTTGATTTCCGAATCATCGATTGATGAAAAGGTTTTCGAGCTTGCCGCATTAAGTGAAAGTGACCGTGAAATGTGGGCCGCATATATCGCCAATAATGGTGAATGCGAGTTTAAAGATGCACAAGAGAATTTCAGGGGGAAATACAATTCGCCTGAAGACTTCGCAATGGAACATGCAATAGAAGCGGGCCTTATCGATGATAATCACCCGATGTTTAGTTTCATCGACTGGAAACATTACGCTCATGAATTAATGATCGAATCGTTTTTCGAATCGGACGGACATTATTTCTGGAACAACTAATGCGATAGCGTTAATCAGCCAATGCCCATGCGCGAGCATAAATCAAACGTGGGCATTCACGGATTAACTGACAAATGGAATATTGAAATGGACAAAGACATTAACGGAATGCCGGTAATCAAATTCGGGGACGAATTGACGTGCACTGAAACGGGCAAGAAATTCATTGCAGCGCAAGACGGCATCACGACGAATTACGCACGGGACCATAACGGCAATGTGTTTTCTGACGATGGGGTAAACATCCGCGAGCGACGGGAATTGCTCGACCGTACCAAGCCGTTTTTCTGCTATCTGTCCAGCGACGGTAAACACGTAACGGGCTGGAAAGGTAACATCTTGGGCCGCGTCATTTCGGAAGGCGATAGCCGTTCGGGCTGGCATGGATCGACTATCACGCACATTCGGGTTATCGACGTGCACGGGGCTCTGTGGCACGGTAAAGGCGCTGGCCGTGGAATGTGCATCACCATTCGACCGATGAAAGGTAAATCGAAATGAACGTGTTTAATGAGAAATTCGGGCAATACTCCGTTGAGCTGATTTTGAATGTAAACGGTGAGGGCGGAAACGGCGTGTATATCGAATACAAATCGTCCACAGGCAAACGCTATAACGCATCGCTTTCCTGTGCACAGGATACAGGCGAACTCGAAAGCAATGACGGCATGGCCCATGTAATGGAGCCCGCCATTCTGGACGATATCGAAAAATGGGCAATCGAAAAGGGGTATTAAATGGACCGCAAATATAAAGCGCCTAATACGGTTTTGGTTTTCCGTACACATGCGTATGAGGAACAAGAGCCCGGATACGAAAAGCCAATCGCAACGATTCGGCAAAAGCCATATTCATTTAGGGGAATGGACCATTTCAAATACAAAGGCGTCATGTATCCCGCGTTTTGGAATGCACAGACAGGCATCTATATCTTGTTGTCCCGTCCATTACAGTAAAAGAGCTAATCAGCTATAGCGCATTACGCGTGCGCTATGTCGGGTTCTCTTGAAAAGGATAGAACATGAAACAGACTCGCATGCGTAGCGGCAACGCTCGCAAGATTAACGCATTGGCCGACATTGAAATTGTCCGGCCTAATGGCAACACGATTAGCAAAGCGATTCCGGCGCGTATTGTTGGCGACAAGCTTTACACAATGACGCGGACGTTTTGCATCATCTCCAAAAAGAAGATTGCCGGTATCAAAGGCGATACCGAATGCAATCTCATCTCATACCAAATGAACTAACCCAAGGAAATAACATGACTGACAAAATCGTAATGAACAACGGCAAAACCAAAGCGGCGCCGTTGAAACTCAAAACGCGTTACGTCTTCCGTAATGAAATCGTCAAGGTGACGCACGGCACGAATTTGTTTGAAGCTGGCCTTAACGTCATGCGCAATCTTCAAATCAACAAATACGGGGCCACGTACGCCGAAGTATTGGACGCCGACACGGAACAGCTTTATTACAGCCAGTCGCGCAGCATGTCCGGGCAAATCTCCAAACCGCATTACGAATGGAACCCGGAAGATACGGCAATCAAGTTTGCCGCAACCATGCTGTTATCGAAGAAAGGTGAATAATGAGTAAGGCCATTTCTTCCACCGTGTTATCCCCTACATTAACCCTTTCGCTGTGCCGTGACGGTTATTGGTTATGGGATAAAACGCGGGGCATGAATCTATCGATGCGTGCAAAAACATCTGACGCCGCTTTTGTAGAAGCATTGACCTATTACCAAAACCGCTTAACCAAAGTTGAAAGCGAATATAAAACGCTGCAATCGAAAGTGGACGCGTTTGTAAGCCAGTTCAACGAAGAGGAATAATATGCGTCAATTTGAATTCGTGCTTTATCACGGTAAAGCTAACCGTTTGAAAACTACAGCAACGCTTGACGCCATAACGCCGGGGCAAGCGCTGGATGCATTCTGCACAGAAATGCGCTGCGATCATTTCGGTATCCGCTACGAACAGCCCGGACGTATAGGGGAACATGTTTATAACGCATGGTCGGCCGCTTGCGACATTTCCGGCCAGCGTATCTATATCAAAGAAAGGATGAATTGAAATGAGGGACATTCTGATTAACGCGTATCTCGATTACGTCAATAATTACCTCACTATCGAGAAATACGCCGAGCATAGCGGACTGACAAACGATCAAGCAAAACGGCTTATCGATCTGGCCCGTGATGTTTCCCAGTATCCGCATCCTGATGCGTGACACGAGACGGCCCCTATATGGGGTCATTTCTTTTAGTCAATACTTGATTACTCACGTATCTGTACTTGACCACTCACATACACCTGTCTGCCGTACCTGTACGTAGTGCTACATGGGCCAATGGCCCTAGGACGCATCAGAACGGGCCTAGGCTCAACGAATGGCCCCTTGTTGGTACGCTGGCATACCCCGCACCGTTTAAACGGCTCTAATCGCTTCCTGTGGCACGTACATACAACAGTGTTATGCTGCAAAGCATATAGCGTACTATAGTGCCATAGGCACAACACATATCTACCGGGCCTTTGGCCCATCTCCTGCCCTTTCCTCCATTGGCCCCCTTACGGGCCAATCCGCTAACGTACTGTCCGGGCCATAGGCCCATGTACATACGTCGTGCCATTGGCACTATATAACGTCAAATAATAACGTTCTCATACATCATTCACATACAGCATATGGCCCCTATGGGGTCAGTTATTCACGTGCCAATGGCACAACATACAGTCCATACACATTGTTAATAACAGGGGTACAGGGGCACATATACGCCGTGCCAATGGCACTATAGCGTCTCATAACTGTATCCAATGACACAGGCGGGCGGGCTGGTTAAGCTCGCCAGCATTGCTAACTCTTCTTTCTTGGCATGAAACTTGCGTATCCGGGCCACTGGCCCCCATCAAACAGCATAGATATGCATTAGGCCATAGGCCAAACACATAACTCTTTAAACGAGCTAGGACGCGTTTGCAGTACGTCCCCTGTGTACCCCACGTCCACACGTCCAATCGCCCTATAGCGGCCCTATACACGAGCCCTAGGGGCATTCCTGTGCCATTGGCACGGATACGATTCCTCATCCATACGCCCCTGTATACGGGGCAAACGTCCGTCTGCATTTTATACACAGGGGCATAGACGCGTTTTAAGGGGTCTAGGAGGCGTCCGGCCCATTGGGCATGGTTTGCCCTGTCCATCCCCTGACGGCCTCTCCTATGATATTTCTGTGCCCTTAGCGGGCCATGCCCAAGGCCACGGCGAGCGGTTAAGCCACCCTCCCGCTCTTGAGCTAAAACGATGTTTCCCAACATGTCCCAAAACGTGTCGAAAATGGCCCTGTTTTAGAAAAATTTTTTAACACGTTTCATAGGAGAAATGCTAGAAAAGTTTCGGTAATAGCGTTGATAAAATTTCTGGCGGGCGGAAAGGGTATGCAGCCAATGGCTGAGTATGGAAAAATTTTTTAAAATCAAGCACTTACGTGCAGATAATATGACGCCAACGGCGCTATGCGGTATATCCTGTCCGGATAAAAGAAAACCCCGCCCAGCGGGAGGGTCTGGGAGGGGTTTCTACGGCCACGTTAGGCAAAGTGACAGAAAGGAGGCGAGGCCGTACATGCGGGGTAGCAAATCCCGAAGAGCATTCAATCTATCACGCCATAGGCGAAAAGAAAAGCCCCGCACGAGGCGGGGCGAAAGGTTCCATCAGTACGAGGTCGGCGTGAGCCCCAGATGGAACGCCCGGATGGAACGGGCAATTGAATATTAGGCCCAATGGGCCGGTACATCTTGAGCGGGCTCAAGCAGGAGCCATGCCTGTAGGCGGCATTCGGTCGTTCCTGAACAGCTCGCGAAGGCGAGCCAATAGGGAGGCTATCATATGTTTCCTTTCAGTCAAAGATTTTGGTAAGGTCGTAGCGTTTGTTATCGTACGAAGGGTGAAGACGGTGCAAGCATCCCATTCTGATAGCCCAGTCGGTGAACGGGTTGTTCAGTCCGACTAGTCCGCAGCCGTCGCAGTATTGCTTCCCTCCGACACGAAGGTCGAAGGAGTGAGCGATGTATTCGTACTTCTCCTTTTCCTGTGCCATGTCAATAATCCAGATTGGAGCGACGGAACGTGATGCTCTTCACCCCTGTCAGGGCGTCGAACTCAGCCCACGAGGTCACGTTGTCGTAGTCCTTCCGGCCCTTCGGCGGAGCGGGACGGAGGTACATATCGATTGCTGCCTCGATACCTACGTTGTCGATCAGCACAGCGTAGGCCGTCTTCGCACGAGGATGGAAGCCGGGGAGCGATACGATCATACCCTGCATGCCGTTGTAGATGGCGTCCGTACAGAACTCGGGCAAACCGTGAATCTCTACCCTCTGTCCTACCTCGAATTTGTAATTCGTCATGATACTTTCTCCTTCGGCTTCAGCAGAGCATACATACGCTCGGTGGTTGCATCGTAGACAGCCTTAGCTGCTTTCGCCCGGTCTTTCTCCGGGCCTTCCGTCAGTGCACGGTAGAGTTCGCTACCCTTCGCAGCGAACGTATCCTTGTAAGGTAGCCCGTTCATTTGTAGTTTCTCCAGTCCGCCGCACGTTGCCGCCAATTCCTGTGCCAGTCGCGGCGCTCCAGCATTGTGTAGATCGCCCACACGAACACGCCGAATACGATGGCTATGATGAACAGCCCTTTCGTCCAGACCGCAATCGGCAACACGACGGCGAGCAACGTAAGAAGTGCTACTGCGTAAATCAGAGCCTTCGTGAGCCTTACAAGTTTTTCCATTTTACTCTCCTTCGCACACGGCGTTCGCCGCCTTGTACGTATATTCGTTCGTTGTTACGTAAGCGCAAGGGTCGTTCCCTAGAGGGTGACATTCCCTGCGCAGCTCTTTGATGTATGCCGGTTCGTAGTGACAGGCAGGCGGGGCGAACTCATAATTTGGTCCGCCACAGCCCGTAAGCAGCACTACCAGCAACGCCGGTAGCAGTGCTTTCATATCCCCCGCAACCCTACGAGTTCAACCGCTGCCATTTGCACAGCACGTTCCGCGATGTGCAGTTGTTGCAACTCGCTATCCGAACAGAAGGAGAACATTGTTGCAAGCTTTCGCACCTTACCTTCGCAGAGGATGCCTGTAGCGGACCACTCCACGAGTTCCCGGCAACACTCAGTCAGGTGTGCGTGGCAGAACTCTTGTGCCTCCCTCTGCCGCACTTTCAGTTCGTGTGCATCCACCTTACGCCCCTTTACAGCACATCACTTGCTTCAGGACGTGAACCACTTCCACGAGCGATTTCTGGTTGTCCATCACCACGTCGATGTCCTTGTACGAGCCCGGAATTTCATCCAGTACGGCGTCGTCCTTTCGGCATTCCACTCCTGCGGTCTGAGCGGCGAGGTCAGCGAGGGTGAACTTCTTTCGGGCGGCGGAACGAGACATCTTACGCCCCGCTCCGTGAGAACACGAACAATACGATTCCTTGTTTCCTTTCCCTCGCACGATATAAGAACGCTGGCCCATGCTTCCGGGGATGATTCCGAGGTCGTCTTTTCCGGCCTTGATGGCTCCCTTTCGTGTGATCCAGAGGTTCTTTCCAAAGTGGTTCTCCTTCGTAACGTAGTTGTGGTGGCAGTTGATTGCTTCTTCCGTGATGCCGAACTGGATCGGAATCTCCTTGCGGAGCACATCCAGCACGGCTTGCAGCATCGCCTTGCGGTTCTCCATCGCGTAGTCCTGCGCCCACTGGACAGCAGCTACGTAGTCTTCGAACAGGTCCGTACCTTCAGGCAGGTACGCCAGATCGCCATCCGGCAGGGTAATGTGGAACTGGTTCATCAGCTCCTTGCCCTTCTCGATGTAGTACTTACCGATCATGTTGCCGATGCCACGGGAGCCGGAGTGCAGCATGACCCACACGTCGTCGTTCTGGTCGATACAAATTTCGATGAAGTGGTTGCCGGAGCCGAGCGTGCCGAGCTGTCCAGCCGCTTTCTTCAGGTAGTGATCGCCAACGATACGGGAAACCTGATCCGGGGCGGAATCGTTCAGACGGCTTGCACGGAAGGCGATGGTGCGGTCATCCTTGTGCTCGCCGCCCGTGCCCATCGGTACAACACGTTCGATTTCGCTGCGGATGCGTGCCAGCGAGTCCGGCAACTGGTGTGCCTTCAGCGACAGACGGGTAGCGACCATGCCACAGCCGATATCGACGCCGACAGCGGCCGGGATGACAGCCCTGTCCGTCGCAATCACCGTGCCAACGGTGCTTCCGATGCCTGCGTGGACATCCGGCATACAGGCAACGCCTTCTTTCGCGATGAACGGCAGGCGGGACAGGTTCTTGAGCTGCGTCAGCGCTTCCGGCTCGATGTCATTCGTCCAGATTTTGATCGGACGGGAGCCTTCTTCGTAAATTACTTGCTTCGCAGTGGTACGTTCTTGCATTTTGTTCTCCTTATTGCGGTTTAGTGAAGGTCAGATTCAGTTCCTTAGCGGCTTGTTCCAGCCGGACATCCAGCCAATCGTTCCACGTTACGCCGTTGGACCTGTGCCCCTGATGATCCCAGTAGTCGTGGACATTTTGCACGGCAGCGTACATGGGTTCGTACGCGGTAAATTCAGGCGGCAGCGCGTCACCGAAGCATTCCATCAGGCAGCTCATGTTTTTGCCTTCCATGTCAGGGCTGTATACGGAGTCCGGGATACGTGCACCGACCGCACACTTGGTCCCGTCAACACCGCGATAAGCGCAAATGCCGTGTTCCATCGCGGGTTTGCCCTGTGCGTACAGATGCAAAACGATTGCATCGAATTCCTGTTGCATTGTGTTCATTTGTTCTCCTTGGTTAGTTGGTAGAGAGGATTGTAGCGCTACTTACGTATTGCGTCAAGCCTTTTATTGCTGAAATTCACGCACGATGGCGTCCAGCTTCGCCCACAGCACCGGGCAACCGCCGACGAGGGCTCCGTCCAGCAGCTCACGCGTCTCCGCAACGATGACGGGAGCGAATTTCGGATCGTGCTCGATCACGGACGGCAGATTGTCGTAGCGGTCGGCCAGCTTGATCGTCTTGACGACGACCGGAGCGTCCTTCAGGCGAGCGATTTCGAAGGCTTTGCGTTCTGCACGAGGCGGAGCCGGGGCATCCCACTCCGTTTTCGTCAACCAGCCCACGAGGACGGCCACGTCGTTGCCGAAATACTCAACGATTTGCTCGTGCGTGACGTGCGTGTCCTCCACCGTGTCGTGCAGCAGAGCCGCTTGAAGCGTCACGATGTCTTTGTGGCCGTGCTGGTTGAGGATTTCAGCGACGCGTTTCGGGTGATGGTAGTAGTCCTCGCCCGTGTATTTGCGTTTCTGGCCTGCGTGAGCCCCCAACGCGAAGCCCGAGGTCATGGTGATGGTCAGATCGTATTCATAGCTGGTCATTTTCTTCTCCTTGGTTGATGCCGGGACTCCCGGCGTTAAAAAATTTTTGCGGCCCGCCTGCGGCGCTTTTAATCTCGCGGCGCCCTCCATACCGTCACCAGCACGAGAACGGCCGTAGCGGTCCAGAACACCCTCCGCAGAACGAAATCTAACGTGACTTCGCCGCAGCTAGGGCTCAGCGGGTTAGTGTCCGGGCAAAACATTAGCAGCACCGCAGCGTTGAACAAGTCACGCGGGATGCCCGTGTGTTGCATGGCGATCCAGAATGCCATTGCGACGACAACAGCAGCGACTATAGCGAATTTCATGCGACCTCCTTAAAGCGTTCCACGATGTTCCTCACCGTCATAGCATGCCACTCGCCTCCACGAGCCGTTTTGACGTTCAGCGCATTTAGCTCAGAGGCCATCGCACGGTAAGACATCCCGGCGAGGATCATACGCTGGATCATCGGCTTGACGCGATCCGCGAATGCGTCAGACTGCGCCTTCATCGACACGTGCGATGCGGCGGTAGCCTTCACGCGAACCGATTCCTTGGCCCCCAACGTTTCGCCACGTGCGCGTTTAGCCTGAAGGGCTGCACGGGTACGCTCAGAAATCATCGCCCGCTCTTTCTCCGCCAAACCGGCGTAGATGTGAAGCATGAACGGGTCAACGCCTTCGCCCAACATCGTGACGATGAAGCGGGGATTGGTCTTGACGTACTGGAGTATGAACAGGGCATCGCGGGACAGACGGTCCAGCTTGTTCACGACGACGTATGCACCGATCTTTGCGGCACGCTTCGTGATTTCAGCCAGTACAGGACGCTCATTGTCAGCGCCCGTACGGACTTCCTGAACGATTTCAACGAGTTCGTACCCGTTGTAGTGAGCGAACAAGCGGATTGCCTCCGCTTGCGCTTCCAGACCGTTCTTCGTCTTGCCCTGTTCTTTGTGGGAGACGCGGGTATATCCGATGAGCTTTTTCATGATGTCCTTCCATGCGTTGAGTTTATGGAAGGATTATCACGTATAAAATGCAGACGGTCAAGTACTTTTTGCAACATCCGTAGCTACGAACGCGAGGGCCAGTTCTGCCGCCTGCTCCGCCAGCAGAGCATCCAGCATGGCTTCCTGTTCGCGGGTCGTGGTCTGCTGTTGCTCCGGCCACTTGCCGAACACGCGCATGTACTTCACGCGGATACGCTCTTTGCGGAAGATCGTCGCAATCTCTTCCTTCGTACGGTCCTGAATGGCGACAGCCTTCGCCAGCTTACGTTCGTGCTTCCGGCGATCCGCGCATGCAGCCACGAAAAACGCCGTCTCGCCCAGCTCACGCCACTTGCCAGCTTCGACCTTGAATTCCTTCACTGTAAATTGCAGCAGGGTAATAACGTCGGCGTTGAGTTTCAGCGAGTTGCGCAGGATCGACAGGTTGCTCATATTAGATTCTCTCCAAGAGATAGGTTATTTGTTCTCGGCTTGTTGCCGACAGGAAGAATTATGCATGTTGCCTGACGGAATTGGAACAGAATCTTTACGGATGTTGTTTCGCCGCATCAACCCTTATTTCCGGCCTTGTTTGAGCGGGCTTGACGTGCTCTCGCAAGACTCTCTGCGGGTGACAGCTTCGGTGCGTCCTGTGTCGCTGCTGCGCTCTTGCGGAATCGGTCCACAGTCTCATAGTTGCGGCTGAGCGTCACTGTATACGTCCCGCCATAGAAGCCGATGACATCGCCCTCGTTCGATTTGTCGATGGCCCAGCCATCTAGAATCTTCAGCTCCAGTTCCTTCGCGAACGAAGCAATGTTGGTTTCTACGATGTCGTGATACTTAGTTTGCATTCTTACCTCCTTTGATTACGGCGAGTACCGCCTTGTTAGTCAGGCAATCTCCGCCTGCGACCAGTAGTTCCTTGACTTCGAGGATCGCTTGCTTGTGCGAAACGCAATCCGAAGCCTTTATAGCTCCAATGGAGCCAGATTGTGTGCGGAAGTAAACGTTGTAGTCTTTGCTACGTACTTCCTCCGCGATTGGTAGTGCTTCCATCCTTTACTCCTTTCTTGTTTGGGATAAGAAGCATTATATACCTACTTCTCTTTGCTGTCAATGTTTGACAAATAAGGGAACGTAATATATACTAACCGAGCGACCGCAGGGAGCGAGGTTTATATATAGTAGTACGCTAGCGTAAGACTTTCCTGAAGGGAAAGTCAATAGGAAGGGTTATAAATATTCTATATAGTAGTTATATAACATATGTTATATATGAATAATATATAAGCAGTGATACGTAAAGTTGACAAACACCACTACCTAGTATATAATAAGAACTTTCAGGAGTATAGCATGGCAGTAGTACTAAGGGAAGGCCAAATGTTCGTAAAGAAGAAGCACGAGTTGGCAGACCTTGCCAAGCAGCTAGGAAGGATTACGCCCGCTGCAATCGATCTGATGGCGAGTAAGATGGAAGACGAAGAGAACGTTCCACTGAAGGAGCGTTTGAAGCTGGCAGAGGCGATCATCGACCTACAGATTCGTATCACCGACCAGATCAACAAGGACGAACTGAACCGTCTCATCGCAGAGATGAGGGCAACTGGTCCGAAGACCCCGTTGATTCCCGGCGACGAAGATAAGAAGCCCAGTGCTCCACGACTCGACATGCATACAATTCAAGAAGTATGACCAATATTACCAAGGAAACCAACATGGCCAAGAGCTGGAAAGAGCTAACCTTGGACGAAGCAGTAGAACGAGCCAAGGGAATTTCTCGGCAGGCTCTTCACATCGCCATCAAGACGTACACAGCCAACGGCCGTACGGACATTGTGGAGCAACTTCGTCTCGTTCGCAAGACACTGAAGCGCGATAAACGCATCTCGAAGGTAGGAAAGGACGTAGTAGAAGCTACGGAAGCCCGTCGCAAGGCTCGTGCAGCCCTCGTAGCGGAGTTCGCAGAGTCGGATACCCGCCCGGTCCCCGGCTTCGAAGGAAAATGGGAAGTGACGCAGGATGGCCGTGTATGGTCGCACCTGCATAGCAAGTGGCTGAAGGCTTCGAAGAAGCAGTATATGTACGTAGGCGGTGGTAGCTCGATGCTTACCCTCCACCGTGCTGTCGCACTGGCGTGGCTCCCTAACCCGGAGAACCGTCGCAACGTACGCCACAAGGACAAAGACGTGACGAATAATCATGTCTCTAACCTAGAGTGGTGGGGCAAGTCAAGGCCAATTGAGCAAAAACTTGACAAATAAGGCTCCGTAGTGTAAGATAGCAGTACGTAAGAGATTCCGAAGCAGATTTTACCACGCTGCTTCCATGATTTGAGTAGTCGCCACTTGATTTAATTTCCGAAAGGAGGTTGATCCTATCTCGATAGACCCAGCGTTGCAGGGTCTTGGCGAAGTTACCGTCCCCGAAACGAAGCGCTACGGATTGCTCCAGTGTCTTCGTAGGCGACTACTCTTCCGTTGTTCAACTTTGTCTTCTCCTTGGTTGGTTGCCAAGCTGCCGGGTGGTTCCGGCCCCGTAAAAGTAAGCGGGACTAACAAGCAAGATTAGGGCTAACTCCGATCCAAGGAGAACGCTTGGTAAGTTAACCTAGTCTTGGAGGTAGTTTTGAAAGTACGTAACAAAGAAGCAGCAGCGGTAGCGCGAGAAAAGCGCAGGAACGCGCTGCGAGAAATAATTTACCAGCACTACGAGCGCAACCCGTGTGAAGTCTGCGGTGAAACGCGAGTAGCTTGTCTCCAACTCGACCACGTTAGAGATAAGATGGCAAAGGTTTCATCCCTTGTGTCGGCTGGTGTTAAGAAGCAAGTGCTACTTGACGAGATAGCTAAGTGCCGTGTACTATGTGCAAATTGCCACGCAGTACACACATCGCAGCAACTTGGATGGTATGCATGGAGAAGTTTGCCCTTGTAGCTCAGCAGGTAGAGCAGCGGATTTGTAATCCGAAGGTCGCGGGTTCGATTCCTGCCGGGGGCACCATCTGGGTGTAATGTCAGCGGTAGACGGCGAGCTTTGGAAGCTTGAGGCCGGTGGTTCGATCCCACCCACCCAGACCAGAATTCAGCGCGTAAGCGCAAAGCTTGACAAGTAGCACTACGTATGTTATTATGTTGGTACTTGTCGCTGTAGCAGAGCAATCGCAGAAGCGGCGTGACGAAATCATAAGTCACTGAGGCGAAGACGGCCGAGAAACAGAACTGTCGTACAATTGCGGTGTGGTGTAACGGTAAGCACTATGGGCTCATAACCCGGAGGTCCAGTTCGACTCTGGCATCCGCAACCAATTGGCATGTGGGGGAATTGGTAGACCTACCTGACTGTTAATCAGGCGCAGAAATGCACTTGCTGGTTCGAAGCCAGCCTTGCCAGCCAAGAATAAAGGAGAGAAGATGTCAATCATTTTGTTTGTAGCCCTGTGTGTGCTCCAGATGTGCGACGTGTACTCCACGAAACGCTTGCTAGATGCCAGTGTAGCACACGAGGCGAACCCTGTCATGCGTTTTATGATCGAGAAGGTAGGAACGGTAGCAGGGCTCATCCTGCCGAAGCTGGTAGTGCTGGCTCTGGCGTATGCGTTCCTGATGCAACTGCCTGCTATCCTCGCGGCACTGTGCGCAGTGTACGTCGTAGTGGTAGCAAACAACTTCCGTCTGGTACGGAAGCTGATTAAATAAATGGCTCTATCGTATAGTGGTTATTACGCCGGATTGTCGATCCGAGCACGGGAGTTCAATTCTCCCTAGAGTCGCCAGAACAATGCGGGTTTGGTATAGTGGCTGTGCCTTAGCCTTCCAAGCTAATGAGGCGAGTTCGATTCTCGCACCCCGCTCCAAGTTGACGACAATCGTAGGAAAGAGAAGCCTATCAGGCGGTGTCCAGTCCGTGTAACTACGCCTCTCGTCAAACAGTCTCGGCCCGTGCAGGGCAGGGAAATCCCGACAAGGACAGGTCGCTACCAACCTGACAGAAATGGTAGCAAGAATTTGGGCGAGTGGCTAATGGGAACGGTACACCTACCTGCCTTAGAAGCAGGGCTTTTGAGAGTTCGAATCTCTCCTTGCCTACCAAACAGCAGTAGTAACGAGCGTAGGGAGACGACGGTTCGAATCCGTCCCGGTAGTGGTTAATAGCCCGTTCGGTAGCTCAGTGGACAGAGCACCCTCATTTACAATGCGTGAGTGGCGGAACCGGCATACGCCGCAGGCTCAAACCCTGTCGTCTTGTGGGTTCGAATCCCACCTTGCGTACCACGGGAGTATAGCTCAATTGGTTTAGAGCACTCGGCTTTTAACCGATAGGTTCTGGGTTCAAGTCCCAGTGCTCCCACCAAACAATGGTGACGATAGTGTAATGAGAGCATCTTAGTCTGTGAAACTAAGGGATCGGGATTGAAACCCAGCGTCACACCATGCAGAAGTAGCTGATGAGGTCTTAGCGCCGGTCTGAAAAATCGGAGATGATGGTTCGATACCATCCTTCTGCACCAAACAAACAATGCGTTGGACGCCTATTCGGTAGGGCACCGGGCTGTAACCCCGTGGTCGTCTTGAACGTGGAGGTTCGAATCCTTCCCGACGCACCATATCTCGTTCGTCTAAAGGTCAGGACGGTGGACTTTCAATCCGCAAATGCCGAGTTCAAGTCTCGCACGGGATACCATAACAATGCTCCTTTAGTTCAATGGTAGAACTTCGTCTTTACACGGCGATTACGTAAGTTCGATTCTTACAGGGAGTACCAAATTACACATAAGACATCATAGGATAGTCGTGAAAATCGAAAAGATGAAAGAGCAGCTAGGTATGAATCCTAGCACTGCGAGTAACAGACTAGTCAAGGACTTGCTGTTCGACTTCGTTGTAAAGGCAGGAAAAGATACCTGTTTCCGATGCGGCGAGAAAGTAACAAGGGAAACACTGTCAATCGAGCACAAAGAAGCTTGGCTAGATAGCTCTGACCCGGTTAAGAACTTTTTCTCGCTCGATAATATCGCGTACAGCCATCTAGCTTGCAATACAGCAGCAGGGCGAAAGCCTGAGCTAACGGCTAAATGTGGCAGCACTACCATGTACGCAAAAGGATGCCGATGCGATCCTTGCAAAGCGGCTAAGGCAGCTTTGAAGAAAAGAATTTATACTCCCGAAAAGAGGCGTGCGCAGTACGCCAGATCGGGAAACTGATTATGGGGAACGGGTCTGCTGGGAGTGGACACCTGCCTTGCAAGTAGGCTAATCAGATCGGTTCGAATCCGATGTTCTCCACCAGAACCCGCGATATGGCCGAGTGACTAGGTAGTTGCCTGCAAAGCTTCGAAGGCGAGTTAAAATCTCGCTATCGCGTCCAAGATAATACGTCGTTAGTACAATGGATAGTACGCTGGGCTACGAACCCGGAAATGCGGGTTCAACTCCTGCATGACGTGCCAAACATGGAGAATTGGCAGAGAGGCCGATTGCAGCAGGTTGCTAACCTGTAGGCTCCGCTCGGGGTCCGTGCGTTCGAATCGCACATTCTCCGCCAAAACAGAATATGGTGACGCAAACCGATGGGCGACGGTGCCGGTCTTGAAAACCGTGTGAGTTGTAGCGATACAGCCTTGGGAGTTCGACTCTACCCCGTCACCGCCAGAATAGGTTGGCCGTATATTGAGCAGGGAGCGCTACCTTGCTAAAGAACGGCGTGATGGTGCTAACTGTACATGGCTTGGTGGTGAAAAGGAACCACATCGATTGTCCTGTAGTTTAACTGGTTAAAACGGTGGACCGATAATCCACTAATCCGAGTTCGATCCTCGGTGGGACTACCAAGAATTCTAGTCCGATATAGCCCAACTGGTAGAGGCAGCAGGTTTTGACCCTGTACAGTGAACGTTCGAATCGTTCTATCGGTGCCAACATAATGTTCAGGTAGTTTAACGGTAAAACGGCGTGACTCCAAATCCGCTTTTGTTGGTTCGAATCCAGCCCTGTTCGCCAAAAGACTGCCGCTCCCGCCTCGTTGCTGGGGCGGCTTTTTCGCATGGAGCTACGAAAGCTTCAATTCTTATCTAAAGGAACAAATATGTCAAAGAGTGATACATGGGAAAACGACCTGCTGAAGCTGGTCTTCAATAACGTCGGTGCTTCCCTCATCGGTGACGCTACCGGGCTCCTACCGGCTGGTACTACGGGCAACCTGTATCTGTCGCTGCACACGGCTGATCCGGGTGACGCGGGCACACAAGCAACGTCTGAGACAGCGTACACAGGTTATGCCCGTCTCGGTGTGGCTCGCTCGTCGGCTGGCTTCACCGTCTCTGCAAACGCCGTCAACCTGACTGCTAACGCTGACTTCGGCCAGTGCACAGCAGCTCCGGGCGGAACGCTTACCCACTTCGGTATCGGTACGTCGGCAAGCGGTGCAGGTAAGCTTCTGTACAGCGGTACGCTGTCGCCAAACATCGTAATGAACGTTGGCGTCCAGCCACGTATCACTACGGCCCCGAACCTTGTAACGGAGGACTAATCGGAAATGGCAATCACGAAAGATGAAATCGTAGCGAAATGTAGCTCTGAACTGATTGCCAGCCGTGATTGCCACGCAATTGCGGAGGCAGTGAGCGCAGGCCGTACGAAGCCGAGCAGCATTATGATCGGTAATGGCACAATTATCGCAGCGCTGAATGACCTGACGACCGCAAACAAACTGTTGGACATTCTCCACACAGACGCGCGCTTCAAATACGTTGTTCCGCTACTGGATCAGGGAAGGTTGATTATCAGCGACCAACTTGTCATCTCTACGTTGCAGGCATTCGTGCCGAGCGTTTTGACACAAGAGCAAGCTGATAAGCTGATTGCGTTCGCTATTGTACCGGACCCTGTAAGTTTTACTGAGGTCGCAGAGGTACTATACAACGCAGATGGGAGTATGAAGTAATGGCAATTACAAAAACAACTAGAACACTTATCGCGTCTGCGACGACTGTTGCAGCAGGATCAACCAAAACGTCACCGAACGTTATCGGATCGTCCGTAGACTGCACTACGTTTTATGGTGGTGACATCGTTTACAAGATTACGAACGGATCAAGCGCTCCCACTGTGCAATGTGCGATTACGTTCCAGTCGTCTCCTGATGGTACAAACTGGTATGACTACTTCACAATCGGCGGAGATACGGTTGCAAATAGCGTCTATTCTGCGACTGTGCCTCTGGACCGGAGCGTGATGTATCTGCGAGCAATCGCGTACGGAAACGTTACAAACACTGTTACGGTTGAAGCGTTTCTGATGGCTGTTTCGGGGATTTAACGTATGGCTAGGATTCGTAAACAACCACAAGGCATCGCCGCAATTGATTGGACGAATCCTATTACACGGGGTCTTGCTTTCGCATTCGTGCACGGAGCCAGCGCAACCGGATTCTGTGTAAATGGGGATCGCAGCACGTATTACAGAAACGCCTCCCAAGTCTCACTGCCATTCGGCACTGGCGCGAAGTTGAACAGCAGTAGCTTCTCCGCGTATAACATCGGTGGAGCCAATGGAATCAACACCACGACGTATAGTCTGTTTGCAGTGGCGGCAACAACACCGGCCGCTACAGGTGCTACGTACAACGTAATTGACCTAGACAACGGTAGTCCACGTTACTTCCAGTTCCGACTTGATTCCGGTAAGGTCAACTTTATCCCGTTTGATACGTCAGCCGCGACAACTGGTGTGTGTACTTCGTCAGCGTTCACGGCGGCGGAATTGGCAGGCGGGTTCACGATGGGAGCCACGGCGAGCCCGACACGTACCGCATGCTTCAAGAACGGTGTACTTGGACAGGCCGCAACGCCGACAAACCTCATCGCGCCCACCTACGCAATCCCTATCTCCATCGGTGCACGCGCCTCGTCAACGGCAGGATGGTGGCTGGGCGGCGGCATCGGTATGGTAGCTGCATGGGCTCGTACACTATCCGACGCGGAGATGGCATCACTTCACGCTAACCCGTGGCAACTGTTCATCGACTTCGAGGATGACTACATCGAAGTGGACTACGCTACGGCGACGGCAGGCGGACCAACGATTACATCCGCATCAGGTAGTTCCGTAGGTGTAGCAAACCTAACAGCAGTTGCTAGGGCCATCGCAAACGCTGTCGGAAGCTCAACTGGTACGTCAGCTCTAGCGAGTTCGACAATCAGTCTGTTCTATGCGGACGGAAGTACATCAGGAAGCTCTACGAACGCCGCAAACGGTGTGTCGGTGTACCTGACGAGTGGCGCAAGCACAAGCACGGCTACGGTATCTGGTAACGCGTATTCCATCTGGAGCGTGCAGGCAAACACTGTCGGCTCTGCCGGAGGCACAGGAAGTGGCGTATCGCTATTCCCGGTAGCTGGCGGAACAGCCGGAACGTCGTCCGTATCGGGATCGGGATCAGCGTTGACCCCGGCATCTGGATCGGCAAGCGGGACAGCAGTTGGTACGTCGAGTGCAGCAGCTATCGCGAGCGCGTTCTACAACGCCATTGCATCGGCCGTTGGTAGTGCATCGGCATCTGGAAGTGGAGCATCGACAAACAGCGCAGTAGCGAATGCGTCGGGATCAGCTTCAGGTTCAGGCAGCAGCGTAGCACGCGCAGCAACGAGCGGTACAACGTCTGGTACGTCAGCAGCTAACGGTGGTGGCGTGATTCTGGCATGCGCTTCTGGTGCAGCTACGGGTCTTGCAAACGTCGGGGGATTGTCGGTCGCTATCTACGGAGCCGAAGGTATCTCGGTATCGGCAGCTCAAGTACAGGCAATCGCGGCTTCGGTAGCATCGGCTTTCGCAAACGCTGAAGGGCGTTCGACGGTATCCGGTATCACGGAAGGCGGACTGCATTACACGGCATCGGGAGACAAGTTCTCGATTACGCTAACGCTGTCACCGTACAAGCTGAAACTGAATGACTCGCCATTCAAACTGACATTTAACAACTGAGGACGAAATGCAAATCACACGTACTCGTGGAGATACAGCCCCGGACAGTTTCACAGTCACTAATCGCACAACGCGAGCGGCAGTGAACCTTACCGGGTGCTCATTCAAAATGACGATCAGTACCGTACCGGACCCGGTTGATACCACTACACAGGTGTATCAACTGGACGGAGTAATCAACGCCCCGGAAACGGGGATTGTTGAGTTCTCCCCGACTACGGATCAAGCTAACCAAGTTGGATACTTCTATTACGATGTCCAGATGACGGACTCGTACGGGCGTGTCCTCACACTAGAAAAGGACGTGTACCTGTTCACGCAGGACATCACAAAATAAAATGGAAGAGAAAGAAATCGTATATGGCCCGTGCTCTGAAAAGCAGCGTAAGGTTCTAACCGAAAACACGGTCGATATCCTGATTCAAGGGGGATCGGCCGGATCGGGTAAGAGTCATTTGGCTTTGCTGAAAGCGTTGGGCGACTGCCAAGACCCAGCAGCCCGCGTTCTAATCGTTCGTCTGACGTATCCGCAGCTTATGCAGCCGGGTGGTCTTATCGACAGCAGCAAGCAACTGTACCGTCCTTTCGGGGCTGTATGGAAAGCGCAGCAGAAGGAGTGGCAATTCAAGAACGGTGCTACGATTACTTTCAAAGCCATGCCTGACGATCTGTCAGAATTGCAGGGTGGTCAGTTCACGACCGTTATCTGTGACGAGGGCGCGGAGATGAAACTTGAGCAGATTCTAATGCTTAAATCTCGTCTCCGTAGCACTACGTTCAAAGGTAAGCTGCAACTGATGATTACATGTAACCCGGATCGAAACAGCTACCTGTACGACTGGGTGAAGTTCTCACTGGACCCGGACACGGGTATCCCGAAATCGGGAACGGAAGATATCACACGCTGGTTCGTGATTATCAACAACAAGATTCACTGGGCAGACAGCCCGGACGAATTGTACGAAACGGTCGGTAAGGGATTCACAAAAGGGGTGGACTGGATGCCGTCGAGCATGAAGTACATTCCGATGAACATTTACGACAACCCGGTCCTGATGAAGAACAATCCGGGCTATCTGGCTAACCTGCTATCGATGTCTCGTGTCAACCAGCTCCGATTCCTGAAAGGATCGTGGACGGCTGTTACGGAAGGTAGTAGCGTTTTCAACCGGGCGTGGCTGAACAAGATTCAATTCGCTCCGCACGACATCAGCGGCCGTGTCCGTTCATGGGACTTGGCTCACTCCGTTCCAAGCGAAGTGTACCCGGACCCTGACTGGACGGCTGGCGTGAAGATGAGTCGTACGAAGGCCGGACGATACGTTATCGAGCACGTGAAGAAGGATCGAAAGCTGACGGACGGCGTTGTAAAGATGCTCATCGACACATCGCACGGAGAAGACGGATTGGATGTCCCAGTAACGATCCCTCGCGATAATGGCGGTGGTAAGGCTGCTACACAGTTCTTCATCCGCTCGCTGGCCGAGCAGGGTATCACGGTAAGGGGTATCCCGATTTCCGGGCACACGAGCAAGATGCAGCGCTTCCTGCCTTTCTGTTCGATGTGTGAGGCTGGTATGGTGGACATCGTGGAAGGCGACTGGAACGAGGACTTCTTCGTTGAGCTGGAACACTTCCAAGGCATCCGCACGGAGAAGAACGATCAGGTTGACGCCTGTGCCGACGCCTTCAACTATCTAGCCAAGAACGGGAACATCCCCGACTTTACCGTGCCGGATTTGTCTGGGCCAAGCCCTGTCCCAACGTTCTAAGTAACACTACCTACCACACTTTCTTACGGAAGTAAATAGGTAGTGTGCAAAAAGTTGACAAATAAGGGTACGTAGTGTACAATCACGCATATACAGTAAAGAAGGAGCACTATGGCAGACCAAAAGCCACAAGCTGATAGCGGCGCTGGTTTGAACGCCGATCCTTCAGCAGTAATCCCACGTATCAGTTTGAGTGAGACTGGTTTCACCGCTCTCACAACCATGAATGGACGAATCCTTGAGGAACAGAATCGGGCGTTTCGATACCCTGAGTTCCTGAAGACGGTTAACGAGATGCGTACCGATCCGACCGTTGCAGCAGCGCTCAACGTTTATCGGATGATGCTTACACGTGTTAAATGGCGCGTCACTCCACCGGAGCACGCAACTGCCACAGAAAAGAAACGAGCAGAGTTCGTTCAAAGCTGTATGGGCGACATGGAAAACACGTGGTCCCAGTTCATGGCAGAGGTCGTTACCTACCTAGAGTACGGCTTCTCAGTTCAAGAAAAAGTGTTCCGTCGCCGCCTGCCACGGAACGGTAGCAAATACGATGATGGCCTTGTAGGTCTGCGAAAGCTGGCTCCACGTCCACAAGATTCTATCCGTCACTGGAACTTTTCAGAGGACGGTCGTGAGCTTGTCAGCGTAGGACAGAGCATTCGCAACATGGAGAACGCAGCTCGCTTCAGCAAGCTAACGGACAAAGACGGCATGATTACCATCGACCGTTCGAAGTTCCTCCTGTTCTCGGCAGACAGCGTTAAGGGCAACCCGGAAGGGAAGTCCGTATTGAAGGCAGTCTACCTACCTTACAAGCAGTTGTCAATGCTCAAAGACCAGTTGATGTTGGGTATTTCGAAAGACATCGCATCGGTCCCAGTGATTTACATCCCTCCGAAGTACATGGCCCAAGACGCCAGCGACGGAGAGAAGGCAGTGTATCAAGCCTACCTGAAAGCCGCTCAAGGCGTAGCAGACGGTAAGCAACGCTCGCTAGTTATGCCGATGGTTCTAGACGAAGACGGACACAAGCAATTCGAGTTCCAGTTGATGGAAGCGAAGGGTACTAACAAGTTCGACATTCCGAAGACTATCGAGCAGCTTCAGAACGATATCCTGACCGCGATGAGCGCAGACGTTCTAAAGAATGGGCAGACAGAATCCGGCTCGTTCTCGATTAAGGACACGAAGACAAACCTCTGTGCTATGGCAATGGAGCACCGCCTGAACGAAATTCGTGACGTTCTGAATGGCGACCTGATCCCGCAACTGTTCGCTCTGAACGGCTGGACTCAAGATCGCTTGCCTACGTTCGAATACGGCGATATTGCTGACGTTGACAGTGAAGCATGGTCGAAAGCATTGCAACGAGCCGCGTCTGTTGGACTTGTTGAAATTGATCGTCCGATCCTTAACAAGACTCGCGAAGTACTGGGGGTTGAACCTCTGCCTGTCGATGAACCTGTGGATAAAGAGAACCTGACTGGTAATGCTAGCCGATCCGGCGACGGAATGGCAGCAGGCAAATCAGGTGATGGAACTTCGAGTATCGGAGGCAAGTCCAGTAAAGAGGATAAGTCTGCGAGAAACCGAGACAACACAGGATAAGGAATCCAATATGACAATGCAACGGCCTGTTCGCAGATTGACATCCGATCTGTATAACAAGCCGCATCTCATTTCTGCCGAAGCGTTCAGTGCGATTACTTCGTATCTGGACCTTCGCAATACTGGGATGCTGGCACAAGTAGAAACTGTTTCCGCTGATCTGGATAAGCCTGCAAAGGTAGGAAAGATCGGCCTAATCAATATTCACGGAAGCCTGACGAATAAGCCAGTCGAATCGCTATGCGGTGCAACTGGTACAAGCTACGCAGGACTGTTGAATCAAGTGGACGACATGATTACCGCTGGATGTAAGCGCATCGTGTTCGACATCAGCTCCGGTG